GGTTGGTTCGACATTATCTGGGACCTATCATCCAAGCTTGAACCTTTGATTCAGAAGTTTATTGACGATAACCCACTTGCACCCTGTGGTGGGTGTGGCTGCGACAAAGAGCGACACTATGGATGGAAAAGCTGGAAGCCCGGTAAGTGTCTAGCAATACACGTCGATCCCGAGTCAGAGGAAGAGCCTCCTAATAACTACTTTGCCTGTTTCTGTGATGGATATAGATCACCGCATCCGAGAGCCGCTCAAGTCAAAGAGAAGTTCGGTGGACTACGATTCTATATGACCTGCGGGACTGACGAAATCTTTGACCTGATTTCCGAAGCAGAAGCCTTATCTTACAAGACCTGTGAAGAGTGCGGAGAGCCGGGAGAAGAAAGAAACACAGGCTGGATTCGAACTCTTTGCGATACATGCCACAAGAACTGGGATAAGATTCGAGCAAAGAGGTGGGAAGAGTGAAAGTCGGTGATTTGGTGAAGAGAAATACGTGGGATGATATTGAATACAATCCACACAAAATTCAGCGCTCTATGGGTATCATTATTTCATATGAAAAAGATAAAGAAAGCCTGGGCGGTGCTGGCATTGGTGTGGCGTTTTCTGATGGAATACACTATGAGTATTCTCATCATCTGGAGGTAGTCAATGAAATCGGGTGATTTGGTTCGTGGGTGGTGCCAGGAGACGACGCTGGGTGAGCAGGTAGGGATTGTTATTGAGATTGTGCGGACCCATCCGGGGATGGAGCTTATTCCGCCAGCCGCCAGAGTCTTGTGGGCATCAGGTGAAATCGGAAAAGAATGGACAGATGATGTCGAGGTGATCAGTGAAAGTTAAAGATTTAAAAATTGGAATGATACTTAGGCCTATGAACGATAGCCAAGTCTTTGGGGAAACTTATGCCGGAGAATGGCTTCAGGTTACCAACAAGTACACGAGGAGCGGGCGCGAATTCTTGAAGCCAAGTTTTGCGATGTACCTGGGAACAAAAGAGGATCTGGCCGATATTGACACTAAGTGGTCTGACAAGTTTGTTTTATTTAAAAATAAGATTCTAGCTGTAGACCCGTCAGCGTGGAGATATATTGAGGAGGTAAAATGAAAAACGGAAAACTTGTTCGAGATCTTATACCACAAATAATTGAAGAGACCGGATCATTTTGCGCTAGTTCACTAGTAAAGAATTCTGAAGAACATCACAGTAGACTCAAAGATAAGATTATTGAGGAGGCTCAGGAGTTTATTGAGAATCCGTCATATGAAGAGGCAGCGGACATGGTAGAGGTTATCAAGGCGTTCTGCCACTTGAACAACCTGGAATGGGAAGTGGTGCTGGGTGTTGCTGTGAATAAGCAAGAAACACACGGTGGGTTTCATATAGGCACTATCTTGGAGAGAGTTGAATATGAAATCAAAGACTAAAGAGAGCATTAGTTATAATATCGATATAGAAAAGACCACAGCTGGTAGACTTCAAGCTGGTGACGTCTTTCTATTTAGAAAAAACGTTTGGACAGTTATGAATAGATCCGAGAGTGGGAGGTTTGTTAGAACCCTTCTCGGAAAATATCATGAGTCTAAAACTATTCCCCCCGATGCTAAGGTAAAGAGAATTGTATCAATGAAGAGATCTAGAGATAAAAGTGGGTAGGTCGTGAAAGAGGGCGACCTTGTTAGATTTAGGTGGGAAGAATTTCCGAGAAAAAATCCTAATGACTGCGGAATATGGAGGTGGAGAATTGGACTGCTGATAGAATACCAGACCTGGGAGAAAGTAGCAACAATTTTATCAGAAGGAAAGACCTTTAGGATTCAAGGAAGTGAAGTTCAAAAAGCAGGAAAAAAAGATATAGAAAGATTTAAATCATTTTGAATGACGGGGGTGTACATCTACTTTCTGGTGATTATAATTTAAATAGGTTAGGAAATTGCTTAATGGATTTCTTAGACCTTTAGTTAACTTGCTTAAAAAAGGAGATAATACTATGAGCAACAACGCACTTACAACCTTCGGTTCTAGACCTTCGCTATTGGGTAATACTGTATTCAATAGCTTTTTTAATGATTTTTTTAGAGATGAAGTTTTCCCTTCTCATCTGATTAAATCAACGTCAGGTTATCCTGTTGCAGACATCTACACCCTGGAGAATGGATCAACAGCAATGGAATTTGCTCTTGCTGGGTTTAGCAGAGATGAGCTTACTATCGATGTCAAGCCTGAAAACCGAACAATTACAGTCTCTGCAGACTCCTCAGGTGAAAGTAGTGACAATCGAAGAATTGCTCGACGCAGCTTTACAAAGACTTATGTAAATTATGACAACAATCTGGACATGGCAAATACAACAGCTACGTTTGAGAACGGGCTACTTACTGTGACTGTTCCAACTCGAGCAGAAATTGAGCCCATTAAGATTGAGATTCAGTAATATCTTGCCGGTGTCGAACTGGCACCGGCTTTTTTTTGGGAGATTTTTGAAACTTAGTCTAAAGAAAACACTTGTAAAAGTTTTCGCCTGGAGGGTAACTTCAGTTTTAACAACTTTAATTTTTACATTATTGATTACTGGTGACTTTAGGGAAGCAACATCTTTTACACTCATGCTACATGCTATTTTAATGACAGCTCACACTATTTTTGAAATTATCTGGGAGAAAAATTGGGAGAAAAAATGAAATCGGGAGAAATTTACACGTGGCTGGATCAGGGTCCAGCTGTCCTACTAGAAGAAAAAGAGATCCTGGATCCAATTCCAGAAAAAGATCTCGACAAGTTTCTGTCTAATCCAGATTTCTGGCCAAAAGAAACAGGATGGATAGTTAGATTGATTGAGACAGATGAGATACTTCATGTCCATGCTGAAACACTTTCGCCTTCTGGGACTCAATCATGTTAACGAGGTCCAGTCTTTAAGATACATTCTTTATTGAGGTGTAGGAATGAAACTTTACTTAGCTAACGTACCTATGATTTCTTTAAAAGTCATTGAAACCTTAACAGGTGACGGGTCCATTGAAGTATCACCCGGGAATAAACAAGAAGTAGCAAAAGATCTTGAGGCGATTATGGAAGAGTTTCTTAGAAGAGATAGAAATATAAGAAGGGAGACTAAAGACATGATGTCTCGGATGACATTGCCATACGATCAGTTTGGAATGCAGAAATCTAAAATTTCAAAAAGAAAAAATCATCCCACTGGGCCTGATATAGAAAAATTTTTATCGAGACAATTTATAGAAAGCTTTATGATTTCTAATTTTGTTGATGAAGTTTATTCAGAAGATGACCACATGTATAAAAAGTTATTACAAGTCTTAAGAGATTTCCATGTAGATGAAAATGAGATTAGAAATGAAGCGATGTCTCGAATAATGAATATTACAAAGGGTACTGTTGAATATGAAATATCACTTCAGAATGCTATTAGAGAAGTTAAGAAAAAAAGAGGATTAATAAAAAATTGAATATAAAGAGCTTGCTCGTTTTTGTGACCTGCCTGTGCTATATTGGGACAGTTGACTATGTAGACGGTGATTTTGCCCGAGTCGAGATAAGAGGAGAAAGTGAAGTTTACGTCACTGATATTCCTATAGCTATGTTTCCTTGCAATCTATCTGAGGGAGACTTGTTTTACATAGACACGGTAGATGGAGTGACAGAAATTAGGTGCGGAGAGCCTGACTTGTAGACTCTTAGGGTCTTATTGTCTTGACAATAATTCCTCGATCAGAGACTTTTCTTCTTATCATTTCTGACTCAGAGTGAGTTAGCCTGATATCAGAGTCAAAATCAGATATTATTAAAAGAGTCTCCCCGGGTGACATATAATCTAAAACTTTCCAATAAGAGTACCAGATCTCTGTCCCCCCACCCGGAGATACTCTGTCAAGAGACCTGTTTTGAAAACATCTTTCAGCCGTTGAAAGATATATTCTACTTCCCGGCTCAAATGATGCATTAATTATACCTGTCCATCTTTGCCATTGTCCACTCATTGAGCCTGAGGCATCTATTAGATAGACATCAGCCGGTATTTTCTCAATCCTTGTTGTAACCGATCTGCTTGTATGAACTATTATATCTACCCTTCTAGCTTCAGGATCATGACTTCTTGATCCTTCGCCAGCTACCACGCTGTTGATTCTACCTCTGGGAATATTTCCATCAATTTCTTGTCTAACAGAGCCAATTCTTCTTCTTGCCAGATCTGAGTTGTGACCTCTTGTTCCACACCCATCAGTGTAGCCTACAAGGGTAATTTCTCTGCTTCCCGTTTCTGACATAATTTTGGATATATTTTGAATTTTATTTTCCTGAGAACCTATGATTTGATTGGAGTCTTCTGTAAAGTAAATTGAAATTCTTCTTTCTTCGGGAAGCAGAGAGGTTACTGGATCAGGAACTTCGCCGGGTGATGCCCTGCAGAGACAATGTAACGCTATGCATCTTGATCCTCCGTGAGTTCTGTTATCAACTTGAACGCCGTGCCTGCTGAAATCAGGTTGTCTGGCTGATTTATTTGAAACATCAGCGGGAAATAGCATTAATAAAAATAAAAGTAGTCCTATAAACAATGTGAATGCCTAAATTTAAATAATTTAATTAATAAGTATTACTATGCCAAAAATAACAGAACAAAAGCTTAGATCCATTATAAGACAAATTTTACTCGAAGATGTCCCAGGCGGCTTTGAAGTCGAGGATCTTGGTGGGATCGGATCCTGGATTTCTGATCCCATTGATAAATACAAGGGTCGGTCTGATGTGACTGGCGAAATGTTCAAAGTGGCCCCTGAGACTTCAGACATTAGACTATCAAGATCTTCCCAAGACGTGAGACGGTTTGCGTCTGCCGTTGGAATAGTTTCAGATAGAATGGGATTCGAAACTCCTGTAGTCACATCAGGAAAGAGAAGTGCTCAAGGTCAAGCTGTTGCCATGCTTATGAAATTTAAGAACGGTGAAGACTTACTTGATCTTTACATTTATGAATGTTCTGAGTGTCTAGAGATTGTCGGAGACGAGTCTGCGGCAACTGAGTTGATCAACAGCATAATCGATATCTTTTCCAGCATGTCAGGAGATGAGGGACTAACAGAGAGAGATGCCATCCGAGACGTAACAGCTTTGCTAAGAAGGATAAAGATATCTGCTCATCAAGCTGGTATGGCAATCGACTTCAGGCCAACACAGGGTCTATCGGAGATCTTTGAAGCCCTTAGAAATTATGCTTCTTTTAATATAATAGATGAAACAAATAGACCCGGAGCTTCTCACTGGCATGTTTTTGTCAAAGAGTTTTCAAGAAGCGGTTATGAAGATGTAGTTGGAAATGTACAGCGCCGAGACCCAAGATCTCAAGAGGGCATTGATCCGGATCAAGACATAGACTAGATCGAGATAATCATGTAATATCTCGTGAGCTGTGGTATAATATAAACATCAAAAGGAGATTTTTTTATGCAAACTCTTATGAACACTTTCCTGATTCTTTCTATTGGTGTGGTAGTAGTTTCTTCATGTGGGCCATCTGGCAATGAAGCGATGACTTCCAATAGAGAGCTTTCATCAAGCTTGTGCTTCGATGAAATTGACGGCGATGGCGATGGCAAAGTAGATTGTGAAGATAGTGATTGCTGCTGGGCATGCTTGCCAGACTGCGGCGGAGATCCTGATTGTAAGGGTGAGGACTGGGTCATGAAACAATTGGTTGAGAGTGAGACCCAGCAATCCCTGTAGGATTTATATTTTTAACCTGCTTTGTAATAATTATTTTATATTGTAGGTAGTGCACAATGGCTTGTGAAAAAGATCTCGATCGGGGAATGACATTCACTGAGATCCACCGTTCTCTTGTAGAAAGTGATGCTGTATCAGAAAATGAGGCTATCTTAATAGTTGATGGGTACAGACAAAAAATCTATTTAATGGAAGGGGGGGAAGTTTCCGCCTCTTATATGTGCAGTACAGGATCCAGTGGCTTCGGAAATGAAGAGGGTAGTGAAAAGACATCAACTGGCCTGATGTATGTCTCCAGAAAAATAGGTAACGGTGAACCTATCGGGAGAGTCTTTCAGTATAAAACTCCGACGCAGTACATTCTACCTGAAGACGCAGGTGAGTATGCATGGGTTTGTACAAGGATTCTTGTTCTTTCTGGGCGCCAGCCAGAAAATAACAATGTCTACCAGAGAGCAATATACATACACGGAACAAATAGAAAAAGTAGACTCGGCCTGCCGGCTAGCGGAGGATGCATTAGAATGAGCAATGATGGGTGCATCAATCTGTTTAACAGAATTTCAGTTGGTACAAAGGTTTTTGTTGCTTCGTCAAACCCGGAAGATAATCCCCCGCTTCCCTGTGGGGATGCTGATAGATCTCTACTTCAAGTTGCTAAAGATAAATATGCACAAATATTTAGAACCCCTGACCCCTATGAGGGAGAAGATGACATCGGGTCTGAGCCAGAGCATGATTAAACGAGCTTGGGAGAATATGTATATCTGTCATCTATAGGAGTTTTTTGATATGACAGGAATACTACAATCTCTCGGAGACTTTGTTCTCAGCGTTTTAGAATTGGCATGGGGTCTCTTGGTTTCAGGATTTGATCTTGTGTGGGGAGTTCTTTACCACCTCCACGTCGACGCACCTAGACTAGAAGGTCTTCTCATTGGTGTTGGACTAGCTTGGCTACTCTCTCGAAGAGATAGACATCCATTGCTTAGGGCTTTAAGTGCACCCCTGAAGCTTGTTATTGATATTTTAGATCTTGCCTGGGATCAGTGTGCAGAAGTCGTCAAGGATGTCTGGGGCGTCGTGTGGGACTCAGTTACCGGAACAGCCGGATGGGCAAGAGATAGGGTTAAAGGTGCTTACGGATTTTTGCTAAGATCTCTTCGAGGCTTTAAGAATACCCTTCTGAGGAAAAGGTGAGAAATGAAGAAGCTTACTGCTAGAGAACTTCGAAGAATCATTCGAGAGGAGACAATTTCGATCGGAGGTAGAGAAATGGATGTAAGTGTTCAGGGCGGGGATATCTACGTTGATGAAGACTTGGACGGTAAAGACGATTATCAGTACTCTGCTAAAGTCATGGGCAGGGGCGCAGATATTAGTGATTTCTCATATGACACCGGGACTGAGACGCTCAATGCAAAGGGAAGCGTCGGGCTCTTTGGGTTTGACGAAGATATGCCGCCTCCTGATGCTGAGGACATGGCCAGGGACCTTGGAGATGATGAGATTATAATATCTAAGAATGATGGCGGTCCGGCCTATGATGTTACATTAACAAAGGTAAATGAGGTTCGTAGATTAATAAGGATGCTAGTGCGTGAGGAGATCATAAGAGAGAGATGAAGATTACCCTCGCTAAGCTAGAAAACCTTATTAATGAAGAGCTAAGAGCTCTTAACGAGGCTCCTTCTATGCCATGGGAAGATGATTTTGGCTGGGATGATGTGGGAGGATGGGCAAAGACTGCTGCTATCGGCGGACCGTCTTCGGCAATTGCGCTTGCGCATGCAAAGACTGTCGGGGCAGCATCTGGTGAGTTGACCAAGGTTGCATGGAATAAGCTTGGGCCGTCAAATGCGCAGATCATTGCTTACCTAGATACCTGGGCAATGGAGCACCCTACAGTGAAGAAGCTAGTGGCCTCGGAAGGCAGGGGCATAACACGATATCTTCTTAAAAATCTCCCAGAGCCTACAAAATCAATAACCCTGACACCGTACAAAGGGAAGAATGTTAGCATTAAAGTCATTCTGGACACAGACGGGGATGCATCTGTTATTCTTCAAGCCTCCTTCGCTCGCCAAGGTGTGACCCTAAAGTATGACCTTGATGATCTTCTTCTCAATTATCTTTCAACTGATAGTGGATTTGATACATGGACAGCCGGGTTTGCATCTTCAATTATTGAACAACTCGAGCCAATGATCCATAATCTGGTGGCCACAAAAGACACGCTTGACAAGGGGGTAAAATTTATAACCACCGCGGGTGGCCTCCTCGGAGATGAAGAAGATGAGGGTGATGGTGAGGAAGAGACCCTTGATGTTCAGGCCGTGATAAAAGACGTAAGGAGAAGAATAAACGGTCAGATTACCAGAAACATAGTTCCCCGCAAGAGCGAAATAATCTCAGGAGTCGAAGAGATATTTGACGGTGTTAAATCTTTTGTTGAGGATCATCCGTCCTACATAGTAGGACATTACGTTGTCCAGTGGCTGTCAACCCTCGATGTACCCGGTGACTGGCAGTCGGAATGGGAAACCAGGGCAGCCAAAGAAATAGCAGAGATGATTGAATCTGAAATGGAGTCTGCTGACTTGTTTACAAAAATAGGAAAAGCTCTTCAACCTCTCGATCGTGCCATAGAGCAACAATTTGGCATGAATGAAAATATACACAACCAAAAAATCGCTATGACAAAAACGGAGATTAGACAAATCATACGAGAAGAGCTGAAGATAGGCTTTGAACGCCTGCCCGGAGGTTCCTATAAGATGTATGATCCTGATCCAGACGATTCTACTTTCACCATATCTGCCGAGCCTCTAAGAAATTCCGAGGTAAGGCTTAAGATAGAAGAGTATTTGGGATTTGATAGTGAGAAAGATATCGATCGATTTCTTCGAATTCACAATGAGCCTCTAAGCATGATATTCTGGCATGCACAGAAACAAGGCGGTGAGCTATTATCAGCTTGGGATAATGCCAAGGATTATATTGATACCATGTCCGAGAAAGATATGCTAATGAAGAACAGACCTATCCGCCAAAAAAGAATTGCCAAGCAGATCATAAGTGAAGATGTTGATCGAGACAGTGAGTCACAAGGTGACATAGTCGGTGAGCCTCCGGGAATGCCGGATCCTACAGCATAATATCATGTAAACATTCACTTCTTGTTGTATAATAAGGGAGTGAGGTTAGTCTTATGAAACGAACACTTCTTGTCTCTGCTGGTTTAATTCTCGGCTGCGGAGAATATGTCGCTGAGTTTGGTCATCATGTTATCAATAAATCGCACTGGTCAAAAAGTGTGTTTGATGCTGCAGTACATCTTCAGGACAAGACAGATTTTAACAACTGGATCGCAGATGAGAATCTTGATCGTGACTACCAAGACTTTCTTATTTATCTTGAAGAGAACAGCGTGCTGGATGCAGTTGAACCTTGGCAACTTATGAGACAAGGGACAGACTGGGAAGATGTAGGTCACTCACCGTTTTCCATGCCACCGAGAGATAAGTGGCATGAAATATTGCCGACTTTAGAATTGATTAGAGATGAGATTGTCCCTAAGGTCGGGGCAGTTGAAGTCGTGTCAGGATACAGAACTAGAGAGTACAACTCTGTTGCCGGGGGAAGTGTAAATAGTCAGCACTTATATTTCTCTGCTGTTGATTTAATTCCCAAGGAGAGAATAGGCAGGGATGATCTTGTAAGCAGCCTTAGAGGTATCTACGTTGAATCTGGTGATCACCGACACATGGGCTTGGGTATATACTCGAATGTTAGATTCCACGTTGACACGCATAGAAAGAGGACGTGGTAAAATTGTGGAGTAATCTCTTAATTGGTGTTACTTTCTTTATCGTGCTTCACGTTATGGTGTGGTTTAGTACAAACCTTCAGTTTGTCAACTCTGAAATATCCGATAAGAGTCTCTTAATTTCTCTTTTCCTTGCTATTCCAATTTCTCTTTGTGCATATTACGGTAGTCGATTTACTTATACAGGACTAGACAGCTCGGTCTGGGCTGTGAGATTTATTGGGTTCGGGACTTCATATCTTATTTTTCCCATTCTGACTTGGGTTATTTTGAAAGAATCAATGTTCACACCAAAGACCCTTGTTTGTATTTTGCTTTCAGCAGTTATAGTTTGTATTCAGGTTTTCTGGAAGTGAAAATTAAGGAATTTACTGTAGGAGACTTGGTTTCAATTCGGCCAGGACCCGGTGAGATGTCTTGCGGAATAGTAGTTCGAAACGGCAGGTGTAGCATGTATGACCCGTCAACACCAGGCAGATCCTTCTATGTCTACTCCGTTTTGGTTGAAGGAGATGTTCAGTATGTTCCAGAAGATTACATGACCTTGCAAGAATGAAAAAGACAAGATACAAACCAGGAGACATTGTTCTTGTCAAGTCTCCGGCTGGAGACTGCATCCCTAGAATTCACGTCAAACTTTTAAAAAGAGTTGTAGTGAAACCCCGGCCAGGGAAAAAAATCGGGATAAGAACTTCAATCGACTGGCCCGGATACGCTGGCTGGGAGGCAACCCCCGTGTTTCAGGAAGAGATTGATGTACTTAGAAAAGTGTGGTCAATTCCTTTTACAACTCCCGGTAAAGACGAGACCTGGGTATACGAAGAAAATATTATTAAAAAGCCTAGAAACCCCAAGCCTAATATTAAAAAGAAGTCAAAAAGGAGGGGGTCAGCTGTATTAAGAAAAAAATCTACAAAGAGATCATAATTATCTGGTAATCTCTGATCAGGTATCAATGATAAAAAAACCTCTAAGATATGAACCCGGTGACTTATGCCTCCTGCTAAGTGCAGTTACAGGAGAAGTATTGTCAGGATCGAGTTCTGTGTTAATACTTGAAGAGAAAATTGGTTACGCTAACGCTCCGGGATATTCTCATAAGCCTGGGTATGTGTATACTATTCTATGGGATTCGAAAATAGAAGAAAGAATATCACCCGAATGGCTTACCCTTTTTGTTAAATTGTAAATTTTCATTTGTTTTGTTATAATTCAAATATGGAAATGCATAAAGAAAAATACGAAGAGTTGTTGCTTCGTTTTGCAAAAGAACTGCACGAAGTGGGTGTAACTGAAAATGTTAAGAAGCTCATCGAAAGCAAGTATACAAGAACTCCCAACATTGCTTCTGCGGGTGCCGATGAGAATACACGTAAATTTACGTATCGTCACAATGGATACGAAATTGAAGCAGTCCAAAACGTCAAGCTTACTATAAAAAAGGTATCACAGTGAAACAGGTTTGGTTATATGAAGACTGGAGAGATATAACCATAAGGGATATGAGGGAAGCTTTTGTAGAGAGATCTCGTAAATCTCCCAGGCTTGGTGATCTAAAAGTATTTGACCTTTGCTGCCTTGCCTGTGAGCAATCTTCTCCCGTGGGCCTCTACGCATTTACTAGAGATACTGATGTCCTGTACGTCGGGAAAACTCACGGGAGATCTTTGCAAGAAAGAATGATATCACATATTGACAACAGGAAGCCTGCTGAAGGCTCTCCCCATCTTGCCCAGCTTGTTTCAACCCTTGTTAAATCGAACGGGTGCAGCAATGAAAGTGAAGCTGTGTTTCATATTCTCAATATGAAGGTTACGTGGCTTCCGGTACCTTCGGGTAAAGAATCACTAGAGATTTTAAAGAAATCAATAGCCCTGATCGAAAGAAGACTTTTATGGAAACAATGCTTAGATCCCATTTATAATTCGCCTAGGGTGAAGAGGAATAATTCATTTACTATCAAGGGAAAGCGATATCATCTTTCAGAATCTGATTTAGTAGGAGAGTTAGTTAAAAATGAGATTGTTTAGGTGGATTAAAAATAGGCTTAGGCATAAGCTACAACACTTGAAATGGTCAACTATTAAATCGACAATGAGAGAGCACGGTCTCTCTCTTGTGGTAATTATAATTGCTTGGGAAATCATTGAAGATATTTTATTCCCTCTGCTTTTTATATTTCTTGGAAATCATATTCATCCCATCTTTTATGCTGGTGTGCCCGGTGCATGGTTGCTATGTGTACATTGGCTTGCTGTTCCTTTGATTTGGAAATGGTGGATTAAAATTCGTGGTGAGAAAAATGTTGAACCTGAGTAGTGCTGGCTTAGCAGTGATTTCTATTTTGCTGTATGCAGGTATTTTATTTTTACGAGAGAGGATTGAAAAAAATGAAGACAGTTGACAAGAAGAAAAGAAATTGGGCAAAAAATAGAGAGATTCTTAAGTCTATTCCGAACCCAAGCAAAGAAGCATATGAAATTAAGATGAAAATTCCCGAACTCACGTTTGAAGGAGTCAGGGGACAGCCTGACTTTGCAAAGCTTTATATTACCTTTTATCCCGGAGATAAGGTTATTGAATTGAAATCTCTTAAGGAATATTTCTTTGCATTTCGTAGCCAGCTATATTCGTATGAAAGAGTTATAAATGTGATTTATGACGATATGGTAGCTGCGTATGAGCCCTCTAGGTTGCGCTTGGTCATGACATGCAATCCAAGAGGGGGAATATCATCTAAGCTGACAGTGGATTCAGATTGGGTTGCAAGAGGCGGAGAAGATACATTCAGAGATTGGGTCGGCCAGTCAGATGAATGGTAAGAGTGTTCATGAATGGAATGTGATAGTTGTCAATGAATACGGGTTTCCAAGAAAACCAGCTGAAGAGTTTCAGGTATTTTCAAAATCCCTGATGGGTGCCTCGATACATGCGAAGAATAAAATCAAAAAAGATTTCCCAGGGTGGAAAGTTAAATCAATATGGTGGATGGATCCCAATAGAATTAGGAGAGAATAATGTGAAATTAATACTAATTAAGAGTTTATCTTTTGTAATTCTTCTTGTTTCTTGTACGTGGTTATCTCTGTTTCTCGGAAACATGATCACTTTCTGACAGGGTTTGAATAACCGCCAGATCACAGGCAAACTCCTCCGACAGCCCGGTCTCCGGACTGTTCCACTTTTCCTCAGACCATCTCACGTAGATTACTTCAAGAAGTGATTGCGTCTCCGGGTCATCTCCGATTGTTTTTGAAGCTATCTCAACTATGACTCCAATTGGTCTTTTATCATGAGGAATGACTCTTCTTGATGGAACCCTAGCTGGTGGGTTTGTTTCGAATCTCACTAGATCACCCGCTTTCACTTGCCCCCTTTCTGATAAAGTTAGTAGACTCAAATACTTATTTAAGTCTCATCGCTTGAGGGGAGTAAAGTGAAAAAGTTTTTAATCTTTCTTTTTTGTATCTTGTTTTTTTCTGGAGAGGTGAGGTCTGAAACGCCTATACACATTCCCCTAATTAATCCAGAAGATACTGAGGCACTACCTGCTAGAGTTCAGGATGCTGCACTTTTTAATAGGAGGCCTTTTATAACATCTTACTGGACCATTCCACCCTCTATTAGAATATGTCAATCATCTGGTGTGACAGAGGAGAGGCTGGAAAGTGCAGCTAATTTTTGGAGGAGGCTTGGGTATACTATCGGAAATGTCTTTGTGGACGAGGGCTCTAGTGCTTGCATGTCCGGAGGGTTGACCGGAGAGATTACAATTCTTCTGGTCAATGCTGATGTTCCAATGGGAGATAACATAGCTCTTACAAAAACGTATTATTACACAAGCTCTAGACAAATTATTAGATCACAAATCTATATAAATTCTTATGCTGCTGACAAAGAAAGAGTGTTAGAGCATGAGATAGGTCATGCCCTGGGGTGGATGCATTACAATAGGAGTTATCATATCATGCATAGGGAGTATAGAAGGGGTGGTCATAATATAACTGGCTTGAGATATAGTGAATATCTTTCTCAATCCGAAAGAATAAATCAGCAAGATGATTAAAATCGCTGTCAAGAGTAATATTTAATAATTGATCAGGTATACCTGATGAGCGCATACAATGAAAATTAATTGTCGACATCTTAGAGACTATAACATATCGTGGATTGATCACCACAAGAGGGCTGTAAAGTGGGCATGGACTATGCAAAAAGCTACGATATGCCTGACTATTCACTCAATTCTCCCCTGGGCTTTTGAATCTTACGCATCCGCTAGAGTTCACGAGATATCGAAAGAAATGAGAGTACAGTGAGAGTTACATACAGACAGCTAAGACAAATTATTAGAGAGGCTCTAGAGAAGCCTCTCCCCACGGGTGCGTGGGAGTTTACAGAAGAAGAAAGAGAAGATCTCCGGTCCATCGGTGATTGGGTTCTTCCTGCAGAGTATGAAAATATCCAAATTGATATGAAGGATAGTGAGATTCCCAAGGTTAAGAAAAAAATAATATCAGCCCTAGAGCTTCTTTCTAAAAAAGCCAGGCCGGAATTTGAGATAGTTCGAAATAATCTAAAAAAGATAACGTCTGGTGAAAAAAGTGGGATCGACATAAGAAACAAAAAATTCTCTGTATCTGATGTTTCTATTTTAGATCAGACGACCGAGTGGCTTGCAAGCATAATTTATCATGATGCATATCATGTTGAGCAAGGTGAGAAGGGCTGGCATAAAAAAGATAGAGAGACACCTGCAAATCTTAAGCAGCTAGATCTCCTAAGAAAGCTCGGAGCTGACAATGAAATTGCCCATCTCGCGGCTGTTATAAAAGCAGGCGACCACTCAGACCTTGATGGAGATGGAGACTTTGATATGGACGATTATAATTTAAGGACTTATTAAAATGAAAATCACACGTAGACAATTAAGACAGATCATCAAGGAAGAGCTAAGCAGGCTAGATGAGAGTATGAGCGTGGACACCATGGAGGCTCTTGAAAATGCTGTAAAGAGCGGCAACAGGGAAGAACTTAATCGTGTCTTAAAGATTGCGTATGAGGAAGGAATGCGCTCTTACTCTCCGGACCAAAGAGTCATAGGAATCCCTGGCAAGACAGGGGATCGACCTGTGGATCCTGATCCACACGCTGAGGTTGTCAACACACTTGTATCTCTTGTGAAAAGCATGCAAGATGACACAGACAGTGATCGTGTCGAGAAGCTAGACCCTGATCTTCTGAAAGGCGCGTATGTATCTTCAAAAGAAGATCGGGAGGCTATGAAAGATTACATTGCTAAGTTAAAGGCGAAGAAAAAGTCTATGGACACCGACGGTGACGGTGCTCTCGACGCAGATGAACTGAGAGCTATCGCTGACGATCTAGAAGGAGAAGGCCAGGATCCTCCTAAAAGCTTTAGTGTTCCATACAGAAGCTCCGGCTATCAAGGTAGGCGTATCATCTCACGTGACAGGGCGTGGCTTGAGTTTGTACCCAAGGGAAACCCGTCCCGGACTCCGGAAGACATGTTTAGAGAAGTTACCCTACTCAAGAACTGGGATCCAGAGATTCAAAAGGCTCTAGACGCCTCCGATCATGACCTCTCGAGAGGCGATATAGATCAGTACGACGTTTACAGCGTGTACGCAACGACAACAGGATAAACAGTGAAAATCACACGCAGACAACTAAAGAGAATCATTAAGGAGGAACTGGATTTACTAAATGAAGGGCAGTCTCTTGGACTTACAGTTCGTCAAGACTTAGAAGACTTTGACCAGCTGGGAGATCCCAGTAGGGACGTTTTCTCAAATGCTCACTCCGAGATGTCAGAGCTTATTTGTGATCTTCAGAGTAAAAACGATGAAGCCGGATTAAAAGATGTCAGGTCCGACTGGGAACATACTATCAATACACACCATAACAGGGGAGCCGGTGAGCTTAGTGATGCAACAAGACAAGCAGCACACGAAGCACTTGATATCCTCTTTTCTACGCAGTGCGGATAAAAGGAGACTAAAATGAAAATCACACGCAAACAATTAAGACAGATTATTGAGGAGACGGCGGGTCCCGAAGGGGCTGATGATTTTGCAATACCCCAGCTTTCAGCCCATGATTTAAAGCTTAGGGCAAGTACAGACCATGTTCTCGATCTTCGTCGTAAGATGCAAAACGTGAAATGGATGAGTCCAGAGTGGAAACGGATGCATGATGAGGTAAAAGAAATACAAGCTTCATACACAGATGTTGAGACAACCGCTACACACCCACTTGATGTGGATGGCGATGGTAAGTTGACAATATCTGAAATGAAAATCACACGTGGACAATTAAGACAAATCATCAAAGAGGAAAGATCCAAACTTCTCTCAGAAGGTGTCACTAGCGAAGCAGCAAGAATAGGAAGAGAGTTGAACAACATACCAAGTCAGGCAATGCGCGCTGTTGGCGGTGATTTTTCAAAGCTTAATGACGCAGTTAATAAAGCTCAAGAAAAAATATTTGTTGACATCTTTCTGTCATACATGGATCAGAATCTTGCAAAGATGGATCAGCGGTATGGTCTCTCACCGGGTCAAGCGCATGACGTTGCAGACAGGGCAAGGGCTAGATATCAGGATATGCTTAGCAATATGGGAGCCATCTCTACAGAGATTGGAGAGGCGATCAAGCCATTCATGAGGCTACTTGGGAAGTATTCTGAGGACATGGAGTTGGGATAGAATGAAAATCACACGCAGACAATTAAGACAGATCATACAAGAAGAGCTGGGAAGACTTAATGAAGGTCCTAAACCAGAAGGGTACATAAAAACTGTTAATGTCGGAAAAGATGGAAAAACAATAGATGACGTTCGTAATGGCTTAAAAAATCCAGCCTACGTCGACAGACTATTCATCCACGCGACATCTAAGCGCCCATCAGGACAATTCTTTATTGCTTCGCTAGAGTCGCTGGGCGGCATAGAACATCATCACAGCCAGGAAGGAAAGGATGAGCTCAAGAAACTTGCTAAAGAGAAGGGCCTCGCCGGCAAGATCATGCACCTTGACAGTGTTCTTATTGATGGAAAACCATCAGTAGTAGTAATTGAGTTATTGTAGGATAAAAAATGAAAATCACACGCAAACATTTAATAAGGATAATCAAGGAAGAGCTTCTAAGAGAGCAGTATCAACCTCATGAGCCCGGGATTAGAACTGATGAAGACGGTCTAGCCAGGTCTTACGGAAGAAGGGTTGCTGACAACGTTTATATGCATGATAATGTGGACAGAGACGGAAGTAAATATTTCGAAAGCCCCGGTGCGATGACCGGTGTGCCAGACGCTGTGCTTATCCTTACGGGATCCGGCACAGAAAGAATAAGGCCTGAGCCCACGCCTAAGCCTGAGCCCATGCCCGAGCCGGCATCTGATCCGTCGCCCACACCTGAGCCTGAACCTGAGACTCAGACCCAATACCAGCCTCGGTCATGGACCGACGACGAATCCGTTACTAAGAGCTCTATTAAGTCTCGATGGTTTCCAAAGTTCGCCAAAACTGATACAACTTCATCACCAAACGGAAGCTATGTAGATCTCGTTGATAATGATGGTGACGGGCCATGGTACGTCACACCTGGAATGGGAGGATTAGATCAGAGTCACTTCGACAGAGATGGATGGGTCTGGTGGAAGATGACCAAGAAGGGAATATATTACACACCCAAAAAGCCAGGAGGAAGAGTTGGAGACTGGGATGACAGCGGAGATTCAGATATTGCATATGCCCCTATGGAAATTAGTGCTGATCTACCTGGGGGATACAGTATCAAAAATTTTAACCTTGATAACATGTTCTATAGATTTGGCGGGAAGACCGGACTTGGCTTAGAGGGTGATATCAATCTCGTCGGATCGGGCCTTCGACCGGACGTCAGTAGGTCTAATAGGCAAATGAATCAGCTTACTGACTGGGGTACCTTGCGGACATTTCTTAGCAGACTCTTTAGAACCGGTTCATCATCATTGACATTAAATATTGACACAACTATAGGGGACGTCCCCATAACTCTTTCAGTAGGATAGATAGATGAAAATCACTCGTAGACATCTAAGACAGATTATCAGAGAAGAATTAATTAGAGAGGCAGATCCGGATACCGATGCTGATGATGCAGCTGAGCTGAGAGATATTGCAGATGATCTTGAAACACAAAGCTTGGACCCGGTCGTCGATAGCTGGATTAAATTTGTTGATAGAAACTCTGATATAAAGGACACTCTGCTTTCCGCGTGGGAAAAGATGACTACAGGTACCTCTGATCCCTGGGAGGTAGCTAGTGAAGTCGGCGAGGCTATTGGCCTCCCGTGGATCGAAAAGGGCCAGTTCTATTTGCCTGACAGGGGTAGTAAAGAAGAGGGTCTGTCTAGCGTTCGAACGGGAGTTTTATGGCATGCAAAGAAGATGAGACCTGGGAAGAAGTATCTCAATAGAGGTGAGATTGAACAAGAGCTTGAGAGGCGAAAATCTGATCGAGACACAGCCAGATCAGCAATGAAACCTGCGCCCTTAAGTAAAAAACCCTATGGGGGCGGTTCTCGTTATAGACCCTGGGGTCGGTCAACCTAAGCAAGAAAGATGAATCTTACACCAGCCCAACTAAGAGAGATAGTCATTCTTACTTTAAAAGGCAAGACTGAAGAGAGAGATCAGTTTATAAGAGAGCTTAGAAAAAGATTTGAACATTCACAAAAATATCTAAATGAGAAAACAAGAAAGAAAAAATATGTAAAATAGGATTGCAATGGAACTTATCTCGACACATTTTTGTAAAGCTGCGAACGTTGGATATCATGGAAATCTTTTTGGAGGAACTATGCTCGGATGGCTTGATGAAGCCGGAGCGATATTTGCGTGTGAGGCATGTGACACTCCGAGAATGGTGACAAAAAAAATCACTGAGGTTGTATTCAATAAGCCAGTTCGACCAGGACAAATTATAAAAATATACGGTGAAGTGGTGGGGGTTGGAAACAGGTCGATTACAGTTAGGCTAGAAGCCAGACGACACAGCGTGTACAATGGCTCTCAGCGCACTGTCCTGACTACAGATATGACTTTTGTAAGAATTGACGGTGACGGTGAGCCTATTCCTATTAGTGATAAAGTAAAATCTAAATATAGTGATTTATCGTAATATTTATCTACAGGGACAATTGATGAATCTAAAACTTTTAAGAAACATTATTAAGGAAGAAATGCTTCGTGAGCAAACTCCGAGAGAGAGGAAGCCCACGAGCTGGTGGCTAAGGCAAGAAGTTCCTGAGACTCCTGCCTCCTCAGACACTCCCTGGCGGGCACTCTCTGACGATAGCTTTCCTATGCTTACTAAAATATCTACGGGTAGCAGCAATGAGCTAATTAGATCTGGTGCGAGTAGTGAAAGCATTACTGAGTTGCAGAAAGCGCTAGTATCTCTTGGGTTTGATATTGGTAGATCTGGACCTAACAGCGACGGTGTCGACGGGAAGTGGGGCCGGAAAACCAGAAATGCTCTAATTGATTTTCAGACTGAGATGGTTGCGGACCACCCTGAGACATACACCACCGACGATATTGACGGTGTCGCAGGAGAAAAAACAGCCGCTGTCCTGCTAACATCACTCCTAGATGTACCCCCATATGATTCAGCCTCTCCAGAACCTGGGCCTGAAGATGATGATATCAGTCTTGACCTTGACTCTATTCAGAATCTTGGGAGAGTGCTGACTCCCGAAGAAGTTCCGCTGGAGCAGGTCGGTGATCAGGAGCCGTTTAGAATGGATACATCAGATGAGCCAGACGATTGGGATGAGGATCTTGCTGATGACTGGGAACATCTTCAGAATAGAACAAAAGGTTTTATTTCTGCAATGCCCGCTACTATCGCCTCAATGGGACATGCTAGAAATGTGGACGACGCAAAAGATCAGTCTGAGGACATCCTGGGTAGCGCATATAGAGATGCCTGGGACCAATCTGTAGCTGTTTATAACTTCCCATATTTGTGGGATCTTAGAGTTAGAAGACAAAACCCAGAACTTCAACCGGGAGATTATTACAAGTTCGGACAAGCCGAGGATGAGGGAAGACTGGAGATGATGCAGCAAGCTCTCAGAGATCTGGGTGCCAGCGGTGACACTAAAGGTGTATACAACAATACATCTTCAAGCCAATATATACAGGTGTTTGACGATTGGGAAGCTTTGACTGGAGGTGATCTCGATAATCATCGAAACAATCGACAAGCAGCCTATCGACTTCTTTATGATAGGATTCACGATACCTATGCTAACGGACACGGAGACGGCAAAGCAATTGATGTACCCCTTTTTCGAGGTGCAAGAGACGTTCTAGATAAGGCAGAGCAAATTGCTGGCGTTAATCACAAGACGCACAAAGAAGCCGACCACTGGCACGTAACAATTTCTGAAAATGAGGATTTAAAAATGGAAAAAGAAAAAAGAAAAATGACACTCCTGGAAAGAAACATTCAGGCATTTCTTGTGGAGTCAGACCCAGATACGGATGCTGATGATTCCGATGAGCTTAGAGATATTGCAGATGACCTTGAAGGATCTAAAAGTTACTCTATGTCTGCACAGTTGCAAGACGTTATGGGGCCCGATGAGCTTGAGGCATACGGGGCGAGTTACGATGAAGGAGGAGATCCTACAGATGATGACCCGCGAAACGACCTGGCAGATAACCTTAATAACGCTGTATACGCTGCAAAAGTTTCCAAAATGGATCTAAAGAATATAATTGATGTTCTTGCTGAAATTCTTGTTACGTCACAGGGATATGATGAAGTTGCTGTTCTTGACGCATTTAGTAGTTATGTCAGAGCTGCAGACGAGGGTGCCCACAGGTGGATGATGAGGGAAAGAAGACTATTTGAAGCTTCACGAGGAAGATGGCAGAAACTTTCTGGTCTCACAGAGTAGGGAGAGAGTTTATGAAAATTTCCGAGAAAAATCTTAGAAAGCTGGTTTTATTGGAAATCCTAAAAGAACAGTATCAGCCCCGGGACGACGACCCCGAAGAAAGCCCTGAAAGCCCTGAAGGATCAGAAGAAAATGAATCCTACCAGGTTAATAAAAGAGTTGAGAAGGCAATAAAAAAAGCTTCTACTTCCACCTTTAGGAATAGAAAATTTCGATCTCTTCTTAATAAGTTGCAGACCGTTACGGTTCCTCTTTACGGCAACAAGACGATAGATTTTAAGCTAGACCCGAAGCAGCCGACCAGCCTTCATTTTACTATTAAGAATATTGTAACAAGCCCAAAACTCCAAAATATCAACCTAACAGGAAAGGTAGATGATCTGATGAAACGTGATCCCAAGGTTTCATTGAGAATCTCTGGACGATTTTAGCACAAGGAAAATTTACTATGAAAGTCACACGCAAACAATTAAGAAATCTTGTCAGGAAGACCCTCAAGTCTGATCTGAGAGAGCAGTATGAACCCAGAGAGCCTAGTCTTCCGAATCCGGAAGATCATGACTTTACAGGTCCGATCGGAGATGGAAATATTCTCAGGAAGTGGATCTGCATGAGCGGAATCCCTGGGGGTGAGGGAGAGGAACAATGGGGGTGGATGCGAATTCAACCTAACAAGAAAATTAAATTTGGAAATTGGGGTGATCAAAGTGTAGTCTCGATTTCCCAACTCGAGATAGAATCTAGGGTTGATAAGTCTTTTAACGAGGATGAGATTAGGGTTTATGGATTTAAGAGGGGTCGGAACGGTAAGCTCTACGTTTCTGGAGAAGTCAACATGGGTCGACTTCTTGGAGGCTGGCAGGGTGTAGAGCCCGGAACCTGGAAAAGGGTTGATGCTCCCGATGCGAATTCTGTGATTAGAAGCATACTCACCCAATTATACCGACATGAGGAAGCTTCTGTTGAACTCGAAAGACACGATGTTCCTGTGGTAGGGGATGTCACAATAACACTTTCTGTGGCATAATTTAAAAGAGTCTTCTGATAATAAATGAGCAGCATAATATTTAATAAATGATCAGTGAATTAGGGAGCTTTTGATTGATGAAAATATCAAAAAAATATCTTAGAAGACTCATCAAGGAAGAGCTCACACACCTATCAGAGGGAGTCGTACGTCTTAGATTTCTCCACAAACAGAAGATTGATGACTATGTGTGGCGGGCAACCTCCGATAGCGGCGGCGGTGGCCAGCATGAAATCACAACACCTGATGGTGAAGAATGGGTGAAGGAGGACAGTGAGCTCGTAAAGGTTCACCGCAGCGGTGATTATAATCCAGCGGATGACATAGATGAGATCCACGCTGCCATGAAGAGTCACCGTGACACAGGCGAGTTTCCTGAGGGATGGACTAAACGATGAAGATAACACGTAGACAATTAAGAAGAATCATACTTGAGGAGAAGCAGAGGTTGATGCTTGAGTCTAGCGCTGGTGAGAAAAGACAGTCAGAGATGCGCCAGTTTGCAGAGAGCAGAGGCGGAGCTAGAGTCAGGAGTGAGGGCAACAAGATTAAAGCATCTTCCGAGGCGATTCAGCGACTGGCAACAGAGCAGACCGGTCTCATGAGGGACACACTCTATAGGATGTCTGAGTTTGTTAGGAAGGTCGGTGAGTCATATGGAAGCATCGGCTTGCTAGATGAGGGTGGTTCGGTCGGAGACACCCTGCCATCGATCAAAGAGCTGAAAGCCTTAGCGAAGTCAATGAAAAAACTTGAATAGGAAGCATCATGAAAATAACACGCAGACAATTAAGACAGATTATTAAAGAAGAGATGAATAGGTCACTTCTGAAAGAAGGCGAAAGCGCACGGATGGCAGCCCGTGCACTGAACCGCTCTCGGGTAGGTACAGCATACTGGCAAAGTAGTGGCCTAAACTATAGTGGAAATCCTGCCTTTAGAATGATGCCGCCTGCTCACATTGCTCTCGCAGTCGCTGCCGGGGTTGTGTCTGCTGCTGTAGCTACAGAGGTGATGAGAGCTGCCGGGATGCTTCCGACCGCGTCAGGTGAAGCTCTAACAATATATGATATCGGAAAGATAGATCCTTTCTATAGCGCGCCTGACGTTAAAAAGAGTGCTGAATGGCAGATATGTCTCGCAGATGCTCGGACTCACGCAAGGAGTGTTGGGAAAGTTTGTGTCTGGGTGAAGGGAAACATCGGTGAAGAGAAGGTTTATGTCATACATCCTGATGGAAATCTAACAAGTGGGGACAGAGATCAGAACGTGATGACTGTGAGTGAGAATGGAAGATTTGCCCGTGACGGCAGGCTTTTCTATGAGAGAAGTTGTTCTATATGTGATGATGCAGCAGAGGTTAGAAGCAGATGTCATCGATGAAAATCACCCGCAGACAACTAAGACAGATAATCAGGGAGCAAGCGGGGGAGCAATCTAAGATTGAACAAGAGCTTGAGAGGCGAAAATCTGATCAAGTACTCACTTCAGTGTCTGATCTTATGGATCAGTTCATTAGGGCTCAGAATGCTCCGGCGCTACTTGGGGTTTTAGAAAGATTGCAGAGCCTGATTGGCCATTATTCTGAAGCGGAGATACTACAATGAAGATCACGCGAGAACAACTAAGGCGAATGATTTTAGAAAGCTGGGGTGAGGCATCCAGACCCGCAACACCCGAGGAGGCTGAATATTTTGAAAGGTTGCAGAATATTCAAAGATCAAGACAGCCTGGCCAAACTGTGGAACAAAGAATGGAAAAGCTTGAAGCGAAGGTTGATGCTATCCTAGATATGATAGGAGAGCTATAGTGAAAACAGATTTGGACAAAGCTCTGGAGAGTTTATCACCAGAAGAGCTAGCAGAGTATGAAGAGATCATAGAGCTCTGGATCACATACGGAGGGGATTAGATGAAAATTACAAGAAGACAACTGAGAAGGCTAGTTGAGGTTGAGGTCAAGCTGACGGATGAGGAGATGAACGCTGCAAGAGACGAGTTAATGCAGAAAGGTGGAACTTCAGACCCAGGAGACTTTGTTCAAGCTGTCAGGATGGCATCAGCTGATGATACTGACGAAGATCTTTCAGATGAAGAGCTTTTGAAAATAGTCACAGATCAAGTTGATGATATCGCTGTTCATCCAATGGGAGACATCATTGACACCGAAAAACTTAATGAGGGATCTTGGGTGGGTTCTCGGAGAAAACTACTCCAGATTATTCAAGAAGAGCATGCTCGAATTGTGGAAGGCGACGTCGTCGGAATGTTCCCTCCGGGACAGACAGCGATTCTGCAAATTGCAAGGGCACTAGCTTCCCGTGCTGAGGAGATGCTTGATCTCGACGGCGCTGGTGATGATATTGAGGTTCGTGTCGAACCAAACCTCTTTCTTACTCCTTACATAGATTTTGACGGACATGGCCAAGAGGTTCCCTCTCTTGCAAATCACGTCTATACCAACTATGTATCAGGAAAAGCCGGAGACCAGGCAGACTCGCTTGATGATATTCTTACGAGAATTAGTATTGACTATTTTGATGAACCCATTGAATACGCACTGGAGGCATTAGGTGATGACAGGTTCACAATGCCTGACACATATCACCAGGGTGATAAGTCGCAGATGATGAAGACAAAGGAGCTAGCATCTCAACAGGATCCCGAAGAGGTTGAGAAGATGGGCATGGACTTTGAGAGATTCTTGCAAGGTATTGATCCAGAGGACCTGAGTGAGCAGCATCAGCCTCGCAACAACAAGCTGAATCAAGTAAATATACTTTTAGATGATGCTCTCAAACTTGTCGGAACGAACAACAAAGAAGCTTCCAGGAAGGTCCGGTCTGCTTCTAAAATTATGGACGGCGAGGCGGACGAGGGTGCTGTTGAGCAAGTTTCTCGTCTCGGTGACAAGCAAACAATAGTTGATATGAAGAGAATGGTAAACTCTAAGGGGTTTTCGTTTGCGCCAGACTAAGAAGCTTTTCTGAAATTAAGTAAGAATTATTATGAACTCAATCGGGAGATGTGTTATAATAATTCATGGATTTATTTACAGTTGCTGGCCACGGAACTAATACTCAGATTATTGAAAGACGACTGACTACATGTCAATATAGGCCCGAAGCTGTCTTCATGTCACCGGGAGTTCAATACGATTTTTGGGCTAAGTTCGATCCTAAAATTGAACCAGTTGTAGATTCTCCAGAGGGAAAGTTGATTCATGTACCGACATTTATAAATCCCGGACAGCACCACGTGAATTCTGTTTTTGACCTGAGTGATACACTTTCGCTTAGAGGTTTTAGCAAAGATTTGCATCTTAGGGGTCTTAATTTTGGTCGAAATGGTAGACATTTTCATGCTATCCTATCATGTGCTGCGCTTAGAGAGTCTACAGGAGACTTGGTCAGGTGGTCAGTGGGAAGAAAAAATATTTTAGACGTGGGAAATGCAGGAGAAACATGGCTTTATCAGGCACTTAAACTTTCTGGACCTATGTTTGTGGAGAATTTAAACTATTACACCCTTGATATCTGTGATGATGTAAAGTTAGCAAGAAACAGTACATCCCTAGAAGTTCCCGCTGATAGATGGCATCATTTCGCTCACGATGCTAGAAAGGTTGACGGGATAGACAAAAGACTTCTACCCGAAGAGGGGTTTGATGTCATTCACATTGCACAGGCTTCATGTGAACTTTTCACGGGTACTGACTATATTCAAACACTTGAAAAACTTTATAACTTACTTGCCCCCGGTGGCACAATAATATTTCCTGCTAAAAAATTAGAACTAGATACTTCGTGTGACCCCGAGAAGAGCAATGAAACATTATATAAAATGGGTGAAGGAGAGTTTAGAATTGGAGGAAATATTTCAGTTTTAACAGCTGAAACTGAAGACCTGATTGCTGAAAGAGGAACCATTAGTACTCGGGACTGGATTGCTTATAAGTTTTGGGTGCAATCCAACATACAATATTTCTATCAAAGCAACCGATCAGGAATTGATCTGTTTACGTATTGTAAAAGATATTTTGATGCAAGGGAGCCGCTGAGAATAGACTCGCTCTCGTTTTTCAATAACGTTAGAATTAGATCAGTTTCTATTCAGACTTCCGACGTTCTGCTGACTCAAAATTATATTCCAACACTCACGAGTCGTGCCACTCTTACGGCGACAAAACCTTTCGATAAATAGAAGATCCGACATGCCTATTTAATATGTGGCACGAAAAAGGCGACAACGTAGGCGTAAGAGGGAGCTGTGGAGCAAGAAGTCAGACTACACATGTCTTGACGGATCGATAGTCTCAATGGATAGTACCTGGGAAGTTGCCTGTGCCAACCGTCTGGATGAACTTGGAATCCGATGGATAAGAAACCCATCTCTTAAGTTGAAGTACACCACGCGGGGCAGGAGACTCCGGAATTATATCCCAGACTTCTACCTGCCGGACCATGATGTCTACATCGAAGTCAAAGGGTATTGGACGGATTCGGCAAGACATAAGATGATGAGTGTGCAAGCACTGAATCCGGTAAAAATTATAATTCTCGAGAGCCTCGAAGAGATAGGAAGATTTGCCCCTGACCATCACGAAGATAAAGAATAAAACACATCATTTCATAATAGTTATAATATGGACCGGAGCCGCCAATGAAAATAACACGCAGACAGCTAAGACAGATTATTAAAGAAGAAACTAGAAAACTATCAGAAGGGTGGGGTATAGATACTGGGATAGCGATTCCGAAACACGGCGTGACAATCGGTGATGTCCAGGACGAGGCTATGAGGCTTGATCAAGACCTTTATTTCATTAACGACCGTGGAAAAACATATAAGGTGATGTCAGATGGTAATCTCCAAGGTCTGCCCGGAGATGAGCTTCCATCAGGTGTTGATGATAGATTAGTATATACAAGGAGATCATAATGAAAATCACGCGCAGACAGCTAAGGCAGATCATTAAGGAAGCTGGCGGGTATCGTGATTATTCTGATGATGAAGTTGAATATACCTCGCGTGCCGGAACATTATATGACGAGCTCCCTGGCTTAGGCCCGAGAGACGATCATCTTGAAAACATAAGTTCGCAAGACATGGCTGACGCAAAAAGACATGCGGGTGATGACCCAAAGGCACAAGCAGATTATCTCGACATCAGTGTTGAAGATTGGAATCGAATTCGCCAAGAGACAGATGATTGGTACGAAGAGAGACACATTCTTGATCAGATGGAGATGGTTGATGACAAATTTATTGACTGGTCCAGAGACTTAGCAAAAGCTTTGAAGTATAGAAGCGTTGAAGATATGCCTGCCGATATGACAAGTGATTCTTACGGAGGACCCTATGATGCTTGGGACAGAGGTGTAAGTCCTGCAGACTATGCAGCGAGTGCTTATTCTCCAGGGCTAGATAAGACTTCTTCGGGCGGGAGGCACCCGCTCGACGTCGACGGAGACGGAAAGCTGACAATATCTGAAATGAAGATCACGCGTAGACAGCTAAGAAGAATCATAAGAGAGGCTGCTGAGATATAAATCGAGCGCCCGGGCACGAGACACGCGTGTAGTCAAGAGCAGACTGTGGTACAATAGAAACATCCAAGGAGGATGTAAACTATGTCACTATCAGTTAATCAACAAATGCAAAATGCTAAGCTGCTCACTCTTGGCGAGCTGCTGGAACTCAATCAATTTATCGTGGAGCAAATTAAGCAAGGGAGAGCAGAACAGGCACGCCAAATGAAACGAATGCTTTCTGTCGGAAGCAAGGTCTCGTTCGAAAACAATGACAGTAAGGTCGTTCAAGGTGAGGTCATCAAGATCATGAGGAAGTTCGCCCGGGTTAAGATCGGATCGGATACATGGCGAGTCCCGCTCAATCTTCTGACACTGGAGATGTCGTAATGAATCTAGTAACAGTACTCTTCGTAAACGGGATCGTAAGCTCGGTCAGCGGGCAGTCGGTAACAGTCCAGATGGATGCGAAACCCGAATGTGATCCCGTCGTCCTGGTGATGCCACTCGCCTCCTTTCCGTGTGACATCGGTGAGGGATCTACTTTTCATCTCATGAAACTAGAAGAGGATTCTGAGACGATCGTTGTTTGTGGAAACTTCAACCAGTCAATCAAGGAAAGGAGGTAGACATGGATGATATCGAATATCCATTTACTTTGAGTTATACCAAGCCTGATGGTGAGAAGATCAGTGTGGAAATCCACAATGACGGACAAGCCGAGGACGAGTATCACAATATGTGGTGGTTCTGCGGATATGACGTCAAATTTAGTGTGGACTGATAGATGAAAGTAGTATTATTTGATGCAATGAATCTGATACACAGGTCACGAAATGGTTTTCACAAAGGTGATCACCCACTAACATATCAGTTTTTTAGATCATTCAAGCCCCTCCTAGAGAAGCTTCAGCCTGACCTGGCTTACTTTGTCTTAGAGGGCAGACCTAAGAGTCGAACTGAGGCATATACAGACTATAAGTCTAATCGGCCATCACTACCCGATTCGTTTTGGCGGCAGCAAGGAGAGATTCTAAGCATCATGCAAAATCTACCTGTCGTCCAGATCAGACATCCTGATCATGAGTGTGATGATGTTATCGCCAATCTTGCGAAGCATCACACAGAGTCAGGGAATAGTGTTGTCATTGTGTCAGGTGATTCTGACTTCATTCAGGTGTTTGACTCAATGGATCGTGAGCTCGTTGATATTTATCACCCAATTAAAAAGACGTTTGTCGAAAAACCTAACTACACCTATCTCGACTGGAAAGCACTCCGGGGAGATGTAAGTGACAACATTCCTGGAATCAAGGGGGTGGGAGATAAGACGGCGACTAAGCTCATCAATAATCCTGACCTGTTGAGTGAGACACTATCCAATCCCGAGAAGCGTGAGATATTTGAAAGGAATAAGTCACTCATTGCTTTTCACTGGTTCGAAGATCTAAGTGATGACTTAAGAAATGAAGGTGCTGAGATCTTCTATCCTGTGCCCTCTATGAAAAATGTCATGGAATCGTTTGATCAGATGGGATTCAAGACCATGCTGACAGACAAGTACTGGCCGAAGTTTGAAGGTGCTTTTCACTCTCTGCTTACTGACTGATCCAGCACCCAGCATCTCGTGCGCTACTAATAATAAAATAATAGAGTAGCTTAATAGTTATATAGGAGCTGCAAGGGAGAGCACAAGACATGCGCATTACTCGTAAACAACTGAGAAGAATCGTACAAGAAGAGATCTTGAGAGAGCAACAGTACCAACCTAGACCACCCAGCCTCGGTCGCGCCGGAGATTCCCGACCCTTAGACCCCTCAGATGTGGAGGCAGGTGATGAGCTTCTTGACGTTCAGTTTAATATTCCAAACCGAGGGGGAAATCCCAGGATGTTCACTGCCACTGCTAGCGGCGTCGATGCCCCGGGAGGTTTTGCCTATGTCTATGCAAAGCCAGTAAAGATACGCAGTGATCATCTCACTAAAAGCTACGACCCAGAAGAAGAGACCGGGGGACTTCGTCGGATAGTGCCAGCTGTAGGAGTGAGCGAGGACGATATTGAGATTGAAATAACTAGCTTTGAATGTGTTGATCCCGCAGCAGGAACATACAGGATTAGCTGCGATTATGCATATGACGTCACTCTTGCCGGCCAAGATGCTGCGTCAGGTGATGGTACGACCACCACCACATTGTCCTGGGCTGAGATGCAGGCTTTAGCCACAGCACTTAAGAGGGGTGAGCAGTTTGGAAAATATGAACCCCCTGCCCCGCACAATCAGCATATAGGCATCAAGATATGCGTAACAGCTGGCACACCTAGATGGATATCCATCCGAGAGACCTGATCCAGGACCCAGCATCTCACCCGCTACTAATAATAAAAGCTCTAAGAGTAGATCAAGGGCGTAAGGAACAGAGAGCCGCTAAACCTCTCAGAGAATCATCAATCACCCACACATACGTTACCACCCCTAAGAGAGCGCGCGTGTAATCAGGAGCTGACCGTGGTACAATAGATCTATAAGGAGGTTCTCAATGAAAGCCGGTGATTTGGTGAGAATGAGAGGCACGCTTGAGTGGAATGGTCAGGTTGGGCTAATCACTAAGGTTCCTAGAACTCAGTGGGGCATGTGGGTTGTTATGCTTGCTTCCGGTGATGACACTTTTGTTGCGACCGGTCGTAAAGAGTGCATGGAGGTAATCAGTGAAAGTCGGTGATTTGGTAATCAGGAAGATCCCTGAGCGTGGCACCAGCCGTAGGGCATCAGCCCTTAGCCAACGCCGGGAGCTGGGCCATGGCCTTATTTTAACGAAGCAAATGGGGGGAAGTAATCCTGTCCACCCATGTGTTACAGTCTATTATCCGTTGACTGGTGAAATGTATGATATCGCAGAGTCGCTCATGGAGGTAATCAGTGAAAGTCGGTGATCTGGTCGCACTTAGATTATGTCAACAAGCAGGTACGATTGGAATGATTACAATGCTAACCAAGCCATCTCATCTTGCTAGGACTAAGCCTGAGCTCCGACTATACTGGGTTTTGACTGATTTGGGTAACCAATGCTTCACGGGTAGTCAGTTGATAAGACATGTCTGGATGGAAAATGAAACTCGGTGATTTGATATATGATTCTCACTTCAAAGAACACGGTGTGGTGGTCGAAGCTAAACCCTGCGAGATTGGGCAAGGTGAGTGGTGTGCGATCCTTTATGCAGACGGTGAGCTAGTAGAGGGCATTCGGTCATGGGAAGAAACAGTTGAGGTGGTTAATGAAAGTCGGTGATCTCGTCCAGGTAGTGCAATCGGAATCGTGCACACTTCACACACCATTTGAAGGACAAGTAGGCGTAATCATTAATGTCTGTCTAGCTAAGTCTAAAGAACAGGATAGGTTTGTAGTACTAACAAGGAACTGTACTCTAATATTCGGACCAAGTTACCTCGAGGTTATACATGAAAGTCGGTGATCTGGTAAAGAATCTAAACTCGGAATCGATGATGCATGGCGTTGTTGTGGACTTTGAGTTGCGGAGGGCGGGCGGCGGACTTTACTCTGTGAGAATGCCTGTGGTGTTGTGGGCAGATAAAAGGTGCAGTCCAATTATGCCAGATATGGTGGAGAAAGCAAATGAAAGTCGGTGATCTAGTTTTGTTTCCATGCGACTGGGAGCGCTATCAAAAAAGAATTGGAGTTTTGGTAGAGATTAGAGATAATCCAGCCGATTTAAATAATATTTTTATGCAGAGGCAAGGGCACTCGCCGCGAAAAATTGCTGACATTTTGTATAAAGGAAAAATGACTGGGTGCTGGGTGTCACATTTGGAAGAGGTGGCCAGTGAAAGTCGGTGATTAGTGACTGATCGAGCGCCCAGCATCGAGCGCCCAGCGAATCGTAGCAGCGAGCCCGGGACAAGACAGTCTGACATCGCTGTCGACACACTGTCATCGTCTGTGACAAATGGTCATACCTAAAGACAACATGTCACTAGCTGTGACAACATGTCAATACTGTGACACCGTGTCATTTCCCATCTAGCACCCAGGATAATGCATTTCATCTAGCGCCCAATAGTTACAGACTTAAACAGGGGGGACACCCCGACTCGCCCTAACTTTCTCGTGTACATCGGGTCAGCATGTGGTATGATATAGATATGGAGGTGCCGGTAGTTGGGAGGCAGAGGTGTCGAGGGATCGGATCAGGGTCAGAGTCGACCTGTTCAGGCGGATGGTCAAGGAGCAAGAGAGAATTCGGAGGGTGGCGCTGACGACGCAGGTCATCAGTCTGCTCGCGCTTGCGATCTCTGTCGGGGCGATGATCGTTGCGTACACGGGCTAAGGAGACGATGTGTTCGGTAGACGGGAGGTGGACACTGTGCTCCTGCGAGTACGAGAGTCAGAGGCCAGGTCGACCCAAAAGATCAAGGATCTCCAGGAAAGGGTCGACGCCGTTGAGGATGCCTGGGTCGACACCCTGGGGGAGATTCATCGTTGGCGCACCTGGATGACGCTTAGTGTCTTCTCTCTGGCTGTCACCTCTCTCGTCCTGTCAGGCATCTACCTCGGGGGTGTGCTTTTCTAGGGGGTCGACCCGAGGAGAAAGGGGGTCGACTCTGCAGGGCAGTGGAGGTGGGGTCGACCCTGGTGTTCAGCTGGAGTCTGGCGGTCGCGATTCTCGTGTCAGCCCAGCTCTACACCCGGAGAAAACGACGTGAGGAGGAGAAGGCGAGGAAAAAAAGAGTTCGACGTTGGTGAGCTAGTGACGTGGAGCTGGGGAGGCAAGAAGGCGAATATCTTCCACGGACTCGTGATTGACAAGCGGGACCACATGGGTATCTGGGTCTACACGGTCATGTTTGAGAATCAGATTGTCAGTGGCTTCAATCCCGAGGAGCTGCGTCGGCTCAAGATCTTGTAAATCTCAAAATCCTGAGGTATAATAGAGACAGGAGGCATACATGGCTAAGTACAAGCTAACCGCGGCCCAAAAGCGTGACATCAAGAAACAGGTGGGTGTCGCTAGGTCGAATGGAGCATCGCTTCCCCGGCAGAAGAAGACCTGGTCTTTCAAGAAGGGAGACCTGGTGACCCTAAATAAGAAAGGCATGCGCCAGCAGGGGTTGACAGAACCTCCCTGGGGTGTGGTCGCGGGACCCTACCACGAGGGGTCGAATAACGGGGGCTACTTCAGGGTGATGACCAGCACAGGCATGCAGGATTGGCACGGTGGTCAGATGGACAGGATTCAGGAACTTGACAAGGAAGACGCTGAAGACGTGTAGCAGCCGCCTACTTATGGTATAATAGAAACACAGGACAACAATAAACCCAAACCCCGAGGAAACTCATGGATATCAAGACCTTCGCATCCACCGTTCGCGCCCTTCCGGCCGACGTCTCCGTTCTTATTCGAGGCCCACACGGGATCGGTAAGTCCCACCTCGCCGAGAAAGCGGCTGAGGACATAGGGCTGCCCCTCATCGACCGGCGTCTCTCGCAGATGTCCGAAGGTGACCTGGTCGGGTTGCCGGAACTGGTGGACGGTGTCACCCGCTTCTGCCCTCCGGACTGGTACGCTCGGGCTTGCCGCGAACCGGTGGTTCTCCTCCTGGACGAAATCAACCGGGCGACCCCGGAGCTCCAGCAGGGAGCCTTCCAGATCGTTCTGGCCCGGGAGCTTAACGGCCACAAGCTGCACCCCGACACCCGCGTCATCGCGGCAGTCAATGCCTCGGCAGAATACCAGGTGAACGAGATGGATCCGGCTCTGCTGGACCGATTCTGGGTTGTGGACCTGGACCCCACCACCGATGATTGGATCGAGTGGGCATCTGGCCCTGGAGATATTGACTCGGTCATCGTGGACTTCATTCGCCACAATCCGGCTCACCTTCGATTCAAGGGACAGGCGGAGCCGGATAAGATCTACCCCTCTCCTCGGTCCTACGACCGGTTGAACCACACCTTGCAGCACGCCTCGATGGCACCTTCCGAGGTGGCTGGAGACGTCAAGTCGAACGTTGGATTCTACGCCATCTCTCACGGCTTCCTCGGTACCGAGGCTGCTATCGCCTTCCGGGACTTCGTTGATAACTACGAACTCCAGGTATCTCCGGAGGACGTGCTGAATGACTACAAGAAGAACAAGAAGTCTCTTGAGGCGCTCACCAATGATCAGGGGAATGGTCTGATCGCCAAGGTGGTTGACCACTGCAAGCAGAACAGCTGGACGGTGGATCAGTGCTCCAACCTCTCCAAGTGGGCTAAGACCCTGCCTGGTGAGATGATGGTGAGTCTCTGGAACGGTGTGATGGAGACCAAGGAGGTCAAGAACATCACCAAGCTCCACAAGTTCCTGGGTCAGTCTGTTGTTGAAGCAGTTCAGCGGTCACGCAGTCTGTAGTTGTCCTGCCCCCTCCCGTGTAGCACACACGGGAGGGTGGTATAATATAGTCAGGAGGTACTAATGGAACCCATGGAACAGAAAGATCAAGGCACCGCGACCGAGCTTCCGAGCAAGCTGGAAGCCACTGATGAACAGGTGTCTCGATTCAAGCTCGATGATCATCTCGTCAACCTCATGTTGCACGAGCCTTTCTTCAGTCAGGTGATGGTTAAGCTCAACAAGTCAGAGACCAGCGCGGTGCCGACAGCAGGCGTCATGGTGAAGGACTGTGTCCCTCACTTCGTCTGGAACCCTCGATTCGTAGCAGCACTCTCGGCACTCAAGGTGCGAGGGCTTCTCAAGCACGAGTGCTACCATCTCATCTTCAATCACTGCACCCAGCGTCGACAGGAGCCACACCGTGTGTGGAACTTCGCCACCGACCTGGCCATCAACTCAATCATTCCTCGCAAGGAGCTGCCAGACGGTGGTCTCTTCCCGGGTGAGGCACTCGACCTAAGCGGGATCACAGATCCCGAGCGGTTGAAGAAGTGGCAGAAGGTATCAGACCTGATCGCCTCGTTTCCTACCGAGAAGTCAGCTGATTGGTACTTCACCGAGCTGATGAAGGACCCTGAGATCTCTGAGACCATCGAGCCGGAGCCCGGTGAGGGTGAGCCCGGTGGGATGGACGATCACGAAGGCTGGGGTGACATGTCTGATGAGGAACGTCAGGTGGTCGAAGGCCGCATCAAGCAGGCACTGGCAGAGGCAACTCGACGCTGTGATGGTAACGGGCAGTGGGGATCGGTCCCTAGCTCCGTCCAATCTCGAATCCGTCAGATGGTAAGTAACGAGGTGGACTGGAAGTCGCTTCTCAGGAACTTCTGTGGTCGGACACAAAGGGCTCACCGAAGCTCGACCATGAAGAGAATCAACCGGAAGTATCCGTACATTCACCCTGGTCGGAAGCGAGGTCACAGCGCTCACCTGGCCATCTACCTCGATCAGTCCGGTTCGGTTGCTGACGATGATATCGCCCTGCTGTTTGGTGAGCTCAACAACCTGGGCCGGATGGTTGAGTTCACGCTCATCCCGTTCGACTCCACTGTGGACACAGAGAACGAGATGAAGTGGCGACGCGGTGCCAAGGTCCCACCCCAGCGCTGGCGGTCAGGAGGTACCTGCTTCGATGCTGTGGCTAAGCACGCTGTCGAGAATAAGCACCGATTTGACGGCTACATCGTCCTCACTGACGGTGAGTGCTCTGATCCCGGGCCATCAAAGATGCGACGGGCCTGGGTGATCGTTCCAGATCGGAAGCTCTACTTCAAGCCACACCCCAAGGATATGCTCATCAATATGAAGCGTAGCGTGTAGCACGCGCCAGGCGGTGGTATAATAGAAACACCCAAGGAGGATAACATGGAAGACAGTCGCAGAGACGCCATCATTGACGATCTACTCAAACTCAGACCTGAAGGTCTACCCACAGAGAAAGTTGAGTACGAGGAGTACACGGAGTTCTGTTACCAGGCATACAAGGACAAGACACGATATCGTTGTACTCACCCAAACTGGGGATACGACATCGACACGCTGTTCAGCCTGGGTCTCCGTACTCGAAACGAGCTGGAGGAATACGTCGCTAAGCGCTTCTATGAGGTTGAACATTCCAGCAGGCTCAAGAAAGGAAAGAAGTCCGGCCACAGCCGGAAGGTCAATCGACTCTGGTCTCGAATTGATTCCGCTGTCACCCAGGTCCAAGACGAAGGTCGACCAGGGATCTACACTCTCACCAAGAGGTGGGGGTCAGCAGTCCTCGCCTCAGTGTGGGCTACGGACCATGATGAAGCTCGAACAATGGGAGAGATGTTCTACGGTCATGTCCTCAATGAGGAAGACGGACTTCGGACTCGCTTTGTGAGAATCGGTTCACCCGAAGAGGTGATTCCAGTTAACGTCGAGGCGGTAACTAGTTTGAGAGAAGACATCGATAGCTGTCAGAGTCGCATCAAGAGACTACAGAATCAGATCGACCAGGCAAAGGCACGTATCGGGGCCATTCAGATGATGCAGTCTCACATTCTGGGAAGCTGTGCCTCCCGTGCAGAAGAAGGCTAGTGGTGGTATAATAAGAAGGTAAGCTAAAACAAACCCAAATCCATCGAGGAAACAATGAAGCTTAAAGTCAATCACAGTGTCTCACGAGGCACAAACATCCTGAATGTGGATGTCCCAGATCAACTTCGAAAGAGGATTCCTACCGGACTTCCTCACATTGATGATGCACTGGGAGGCAGGGGATTTACCCCGTCCATGGTTACTCTCTTCACCGGAACACCTGGTGCGGGTAAGACCACACTCATGCTCGAAGCAGCCAATGCTTTGCAGGGAAAGGGTGCCACAGTTCTCTTCAATACCGCTGAGGAATCTCTCTTTCAGCTCAAGATGACAGTTGAGCGACTGGGTCTCCGTCACGGTTTTGTGGCAGGACAGGATACCATGGTCAAGAACTTGCTGGAGCACGCTGATGAGCTTCGCGCTAGCAATCCGAACAAGCCCTTCTTCCTCATCGTGGACTCTCTGCAGTGCCTCAATGATGGTAAGTACGGTAACCACCAGACCAACAGCAAGACAGCTCAGCGGTCGTTGTCGATGATTACGGATTATTGTAAGAAGCACTTCTGCAATGCTGTTATCATTGGGCAGGTCACCAAGTCAGGTGCTATGGCAGGAGCAAACGTCCTGAAGCACATGGTTGATGCTTACATCACTCTTGATGTGGAGCGCAAGGATCAGGATCTGCTCGGTTGTCGGGTACTCGCCACTGAGAAGAATCGGTTCGGCGGTGCTGGTCACATCTTCTTCCTCGCTCTGAGGGAATCTGGTTTTATGGAGGTATCACGGGTTTCGGTGGGTTAACCGCCGAACCTGCCGGCCGGGTGTGATACCTCTACCTCATGGGTTGCCCGGCCGGCACCCCCTCCCACACGTCTAAGGAGAGCCAAAATGACAGTCGGTGACATGGTACGAATCAAAGGCAACTTTCAGGTGCAGCATGGCGCTGCCCTCGGTGAAGTCTGGCCCGAGGTTTACGGCCAGATCGGTGTGATCGTTGGCTTGGCCAAGCGACTCTATATTCCCGCAGCCAAAGTCATGGTACTGGGTGAGGTCGCTGAGTTCGACCTCGATGAACTGGAGAAAGTAAATGACTGACAAAGAGATTATTCGTGAAGCATACTTCGCACTGGCCGGCTATCGAAGCCCGACACTAACAAGACAGCAGCGGGAGAATGAACTACAGAGATGTTATACACTTCTTGCGGACGCTCTGTATAGACGGGATGAGGAAGATGAAAGTAGGTGACCTGGTAAAGTATAAAGGTTCAGTCGGAATTGTTCTTGGGCCTTGCACAAAGCGCTGGGCTAAGCCCGCTGATGTTTGGGTACTTTGGCCTCATAAGCACAGGCCCATGATCGAGAGCAGCGACTTTATGGAGTTAGTAAATGCAAGTCGGTGACCTGGTATCATTGAAGATGAAGAAGACACAACCCCCTCAGGTACCTTGCCATGGCATCGTACTCAATCTATGGCGGAATCATAAGGGACGGCTTGTTGAAGTAGAGGTGATGTGGTCAGAAGGTAATGTTAGAAGGTTCCGTGCTGATCTCTTCGAGGTGATCAATGGAAGTAGGTGATATTGTTCATGATCATGCTGTTGGTCGCAATGGCATCATCCTATCTAAGACGGTGTGTGCGTGGAAAGTTAACTGGTTCTATGTCTTTTACGGCGACGGCTCCATCGAGCAGGCACGTGCCAATGAGCTAAGCATACTTTCTTGTAAAGCGCTCAGAAATGATGTATAATATAATCACCAAGGAGGAATATTCATGTCAGTTCAGTTAGCAAATATTCAACACGACGGCGGCACTCACGATGTGTCTGTGGAAACAGAGGGTGATCAGTGTGTCATCAAGTTTGGCGGCAGCTTCACGCTCCGCGTGGATGAGGCAAATCTAAATAAGCTGCGTGAGATGATTCACATCGCGGCTCGTGACTTGACCATTGAGCGACGTGATACTGCCGGTGCTCGGGAGTGGTCGGAGTCGGGGTTAGACGACGTGTTTGACTTTGATGAGAGCGATGAGATCTCGGGTGAAGACCTGAAGGCGGCTGATGAGATCTGGCAATCGAGCGTTGAAGCTGACATGATCCAGCGTGGGATCGACGCGCGCGAGATGATGAAGGGAACAGCTAGCGCTGGAGACTGGAACCCGAACGATCCATCCAACTGGTAGGTAGATATGTTACAAATTCCATGGACAGTCGTGTTTGCGAAAGAGAGACAATCATTTACGCACCCCTCAGAGTACGTTGCGAAGGAGCTCTACGGGTCGATAGAGCAGAAAGCTATGCTCGAACAGGCCAATCAGTATGCGACACATGTCGGCTATGCGTCGGTTGTCTGCATCATCAAGGGGAGCCATGCTGGAGGATTCTATGCAAATCGGTGACATTGTTAGGTATAAGAACGAGAACACACCCTTTGGGACGATTGTTTGGATCATGCCCAAGGAAGAGAGAAAGGATAATGTTCTTGTGATGTGGAGCAAGAATAGGAAGTGGTTTGTGTGGCCTGAGAACATCGAGGTAGTAAATGAACGTGCAGCTTAGTAAAGAAGAGTATGATACAATGATTGAGGCACTTGCACTCTATTCTAGCACCCATCACAAGGAGTTCCTAGATAACCAGGTCTACGCCGGAGTAGAGAGCAAAGGGTGTAGGGATCGATGGCTGAATTCACATAAGCTCATTGAAAAGCTTGAAATGATTGAAGGTCAGAATACGTAACAACGTGCAGCTCTTGCGCTTTGTTGGTATAATAGATTCAAGGAGGCAAACCATGCCACGCAAATCTCACGATCTTCGTCTTAGTCAGGCTGTTGAGCTTCTTCAGGCCTATGAGGCAGCTGACCATCAAGGGACCGAGGTCTCTTTCGTCAGGGACATGATTGCCCGCATGGGGCGTCGGAAGCAGATGTCTCCCAAGCAGAGGGGCTGGCTTGATTCACTCATCGAGCAGGGGGTTCCAGCTCCCAAGGGGGACTCAAAGCTTATTGATGAGATCGAGCGCCTGCTCAAAGTTCCCGGCGCTGATCACGTTCATCAGCCGCTGCGAGACTTTCTCTTCCGAGAAAAGAAGGGTTGGACACTTTCTCCCAAGCAGATCGCCTTTCGAGACAGGCTGATAGATGAAGCCAGAGTCATCGAGCGCGACGGTCCTTGGTTCCCATCGAGCGAGCAAGCAGAAAAGCTCAGAAGCTGTGCAGCTATGTCTCCGAGCCGCAGCGGGATGTACTGGTCCACGCACCCAGGCGAGGAGCGAGCGCTTAAGAAGGTTTTGTCGTGGCTAGAGGGCTGTGATAAGTTTGTAGACTCGTGGTCTGTAGACAAGGTGCTTCACAGCTTCAGGAGCGGATTGAAAGAGATGGAGGCACCTTACGCTTCCGCCGGTGATATCGTCTGGGGGAATCACGGAAAGTATTACGGAAAGATGGCTCTTGTTACCGGTGGTCCTGCCATCGCTGAGAACGGCCGTATCGGATACCCGGTCTTGATCGACGGGGTATCAACAACCTTCTCGAAAGGGATGATCACCAAGCGCCGACCGAAGGCAAGGGAGTAACCATGGGTGATACGATTAAGTCAGGGAAGTGCAGACTGTGCACGGGTCAAGGTCTCGGAGTTCAGATGGTCGACACACGTGGTCAACCAGCTGTGTTCCACTGCAAGCAGTGCGAGCCCGTCTACTTCCACCGTCTATCGATGCTTGACAAGGAGAGGTTTCTCAAAGGTGCAGGTGTAGAGTGACATTTGATCTAGGCTTCTGGCTAAGTGGCGGGTTCTTCTTCTCTCTCGGCATGTTCATTGGGATTTGGGCTGAGCATCGAGCCCGAGAATATTATGAACGGAAGGGAAAGGAGTAGTCCCCGGACACCCTCTCTCATGTAAACTTGGGTAGTCTGTGGTATAATATTATCACCAAGGAGGTCCAGATGGATTTGAATGTTGATGTGATCGATAACGAGACCGGTGAGATTTACCGGGAGGGCGTGCTGCTTGCGAGTGCGCATATCTTTATTGCCAAAGAGAATGGTAATATTGTCCGGGACGAAGTGAACACCGTTCACCTTGATGAGATTGATGGCGGCGGCGAGATAAAAGTCCGTGATATCTATGTCGATTTTCCGGAAGAGAGAAGGAAGAGAGATTTGTCAGCTGAGGCAATAATCAAGGCCAGGGAGTTCTGGCAGTATGAGAATGGCGGGGGTCAGGTATGAATATCTATACATTTGTAATCGGTAGCGCTGACGACTTCGAGGGAATCGAAGATTTGACGGACTATGTGGACCAGGAGGGTTGCGACGGCGGTTTGAACTACAGCTGCCATGAGTTCGCAGTACATCCGGAGTGTGACGAGGAGACAGTGACCCTGATCGGTCGTGGTATCGCGTTCAGTAACGACTGGTGCATGGACCACACTTTCAGTTTCCTCGTCCGCGGGGAGATTTCCCCTGTAGTCTGAAGTGTGTGGTGGTATAATATAATCACCAAGCAAGGAGATGCAATGCCTATTCAAGAACTAGACGAAATGGAAAAGCTACTCGATGAAACTGCAGACTGCTTCGAGGACACTATGAAGCAGCTGTTCGATGAGGATCCCGGGATGTTCGAGGGTCGGTCTACCCAGGCAAGCTGGTCAGCTCAGGTAAGTTTTGCTGGCGATGAGCTTCGCAAGGAACTCAACAAGGTTATCGAGCAGATAGAGATTCGACTACACGATGGACAGTTCGCATAATGTGGAGGGTCGAAGCTATATTCTGGATTCTATCCGGACTTGCGGTTGGATGGCTCGTGCTGGGTGTTCCAGCACACTAGGGGATGATTGTTATGTTAAGTCAAATGTGGTTATGGACAGCGACAGTGAGGCTCCCAAACGGAGATGCTCCTGCTACAGTGATCGCTCCCGATCAGTGGACAGCGCGACGAATGATTGAAGCGCAGTTCGGGAAGGGATCGATTCTTGGTGACTACGTCGAGTGCGTAAAGGCTGTCGGATGATGGAGCGAGGGGACCAGGTCCTTGTAACTCAGGGAACTTATCGCGAGTGCACTGGGCAGGTTGTATTTCTTGATCATGTTGACAGCCTTGCCACCATTGCCCTCGACCAGCACAGCATGCTGCTGAAGATAAGTATTGCTAGTCTTGAGCTAGTCACGTGTAAATCCAGGGCTGGTAAGGTATAATATATCCAGGAGGCGACACATGCCCAAGAAGAAGCAGAAGAAGCAATTCACCAGCAAGGCCCAGGAGCGTCGTGCTCGTAACTGGCTCGCTGTCCACGCGTTTCAGCGGAGCGGTGCTGGTCGGCATACTGATAAGAAGAAGAAGGCCAGCAAGCAGGCGTGCCGAGGGAGCCATCAGTGATGGAGTCAGCTGTTGCTATCGTGTTCTTCATACTCTGGACAGTCTTGATTATCCTAGTCTTGAACCCAGAGTTATTCATCCGGCTCAGGTACCGTATCGACATCGATGATGTGGATGATCAGTCTGACAAGCCTGATCTAGCGCCGGAGAAAGATGAACCAAAGCTAGATCGTTACGTGTAAAGCGCCCATAAGTTTTGTATAATGTACCCAGGAGGTAATACCATGACCGAGCTTGAAGAAGCACAGATGAGAGCAGCCGAGTTCACGAACTCATTGGCATGCTTGTATCACATTCAACAACTGCTTGCTGTGGGAGAGGAGGCTAAGGGAAGTATCCGAGACAGGACACTGCCTGATCCGGTTCGCAAGCAGGCAATTCAGGATCTTCGCCACGTCAATCTACAATTCAATGTGGTCGCTGCTGCGCGCGCTGTGTTGGGAATCTCAGCTTAGGAGAAGAATCATGACAACTGCAGAGATCATTGCTAACTACAAGGCCATGCAGGAGATGAAGCCTCATAGCTCCATCCTCCGCGAAGTGCGCATCCAGTATGCCGACATGGCAGAGGGTGGCGACGGGGGGACCTTGGGTTACGCCCCTGACGGTTTCAATCGCCCACCAACCTGTCGTGAGTACAACTACCCTGGCAAACCGGACTCTTTCTTCCAGGAAGTCAGACAGGCTCTGGGATGGCAATGAGCGAATCCAATATTGTCTACCTTGATGACCACAGACAAATTAATCCCATCCTGGGTCGAGGCGACCTGGTCCGAATTGTCTCTCCGGAGATAGATGGGATTGTTGTGGGGGTGACAGCTGTCATGGGACCCGATTCAGACGCACCAGGTCAGGCAGCGTCTGTTGATGTTGCTGTTCCTTACGACGAAGAATGGGTGATTCATGAGGACGTCCCAGTCCAGGAATTGCATCGAGTTATCAACAAGGAGTATCAGGTGTCGAGGATGATAGACACAGAGGAGGGATAGAAAAAAGAATTGTGACCTACGTGTCGACTTCGTGTAGCACTGAGGGTGTGATGGTATAATATTATCATGGAGGGGATGGATCCCTCCTCTCAACCCCAAAACCCCCGAGGTTAATCATGGCTATCACCGCTAACTCCCGCTACCTGTTCGAAATCCTCAGCTCCGACGAGCTGGCTGCTCACCCGAAGTCCGGTCTCAAGACCGTCGTGGTCTCCGGGACCTGCACCAACGCTGACGGCGTCAGCTTTGACTTTATCGCTACCAACAACTTGGACCAGCGGTACCCCGACCGGTTCAAGGTGAACTGGAACGGAAAGGCAGCTCGGATGCCTAAGGTCGTCGGCTTCGGTATCGCGGAAGACGTCCGCACCGATCGCAAGGTGACTGAGGACCTCTACTTCACCCGCGGCGCTCGCATCGCAATCGCTCGGAAGTGCAAGTCGCTCTTCCCGCTTTGGAAGCAGGCGTCAAGCTAGGACACTGGCTGGGACTTCCGGTTGTTCGGCACCGTAACGGTTCTGATGACTTGACCGGCACTCCCAGCCTCACCTGGCTGTCCCGATGTACAATCGGGGCGGTCCTCTTTATAATGTTCACATGCGCCCTTAGCTCAGTTGGATAGAGCATTGGCCTTCTAAGCCAAGGGTCGTAGGTTCGAATCCTACAGGGCGTACCATTTAGTTCTCGTGTAAAACAAGCAGAGTTGAGGTATAATAAAGAGGTAAGGAACAAGGAGCACTGTTCGCACCGGTTGCACGCCCTAGTGAGTAAGGATCTTCGTAAGGGGACCGCTCCAGGTGGTATCAAAGATGCAATGTCGTCTGGAGTCGAAAGACCTAAGCTCCGCTTCCCTTACTGATCTTTAACATTCTAATCCCCCAGGTCCGAAAGGAGGAGCTCAAAGAGGCACCGGACGGTCCAGCCAGTTATTGGTGTTCTGGGGGATTTATTTGAGGCCTTGGATTTAGCGGTCCGAGGAGCCGGTGGGAGTCGGCAGTCGTGGAACGAAGAGCTCACGGTGAGTGACATATTGGTAGTCACAAGAGGTCCGGGGTGCTGAGAGGTGTGTGCACCAACCGCACATCGCGCAACAACTAAACGGACTCCCACCCCCTCTACCCTTTATGTGGGGGACACAGACCAGAGTGGTTGCCGATACTAGTTGTGGCAACTCGTGGTTGCGTAAGCGTGGTCAGGATTTCTGACTTTACAGGCTGTGTCTAGATAGAGAAGTTGGGAACTCTATCACCATCTCCGCGGCTGGCGGTAAAATGGGAGCGAAGTCAGACACGTCCATCCAGTCCTACCCGGCACCCGCCTGGGGAAACTGACAGCGGGTATATTTTAATAGAGGAGATTTGGGAAGAGCGAGGGTCTCTTCCAAGGTTAACAAAAGGCGGGACGCTGCTGAAAGTGATGATAACAATCCCAGCTCGGGGGAACATTCCGGCCTTCACTAACCCTACATTTAAGGAGACTCAGAGGATGAGGTCAGGTGACATTGTTAGGAATCGAAACTCAGAGAGCGGAGAGATGGGTGTCTTCATGGGCATGACAGTGTTCAAGAACCAGACGAACAACGAGCTCTATGAGTGTGCCGAGGTTTACTGGCCGGAGAGAAGGAAGGTGGGGACGATTCAGACTAGCCTAGTGGAGGTGATCAGTGCAGGTCGGTGATCTGGTAGGTCACATCAGCGGAGACGGCCCCACCGGCATTGTTCTGGCCACATGGGCGGATGTTCAACCCGGTATTGGCATCGAGGAAACATGGTGTGAGATCCTCTGGGGCTGCGGTGAGATCTGGGAATATGCCGAGAAAGATCTCGAGAGGGTTCAGTGATTCGTGCATGTAACAGCAAGACAGCTGTGGTATAATAGAAGCACCAAGGAGATATTATGACAGAGGAAGAGAAACGAGCGCTGGTTGAGAGGTACGAGTGTGATTCATCGATTGCGTATGACGTCACAGACGATGAGCTGGATGTTTTGCTCCTAACGCTGGGAGAGATGGAGCCTATCGTCGACGCGATCAATGTTCGCTGCGGTGCAAGCATCGAACAGCGAGCAGCGGATATCGGGTGTGATCCGGAAGACTTTGCTTATGAGATCCAGGGATTTTAGCATGTAATCATATCCTAGCTGTGGTATAATGAGAACACAACGGGAGGTTGTCATGAGAACTGGAACTTTGAAAGATAGGTATAACAACTACGTGAGCGCGATGATTAGCATGGGTCTTCCCTACGTTGACTTCGACACCTGGCTCAATCGATAGGACTGCGTGTAACCCACGAGCTGCCGTGGTATAATGGTATCACCTAAGGAGGTACAATGAAGTACACAATCAAGAAGTTCAATGGCGACGATCAATACAGCTGGGCGGTCTTTCGCGCGGCAGACGTGAAGGGGATGCGGAGTCCGATCTTTTACGGTGATGCTGAGCCGATCATCAATGGTCTGGACCGCAGTGAGGCACGGTACCACAGAGATCGACTGGAGAAGATCGCATGAAGTATTACTGTAGATTCTGCGGCGTCAAGTCGCACAACCCACACTGGGTGCAGGGTATGTGCCCTCGATGCGGAGCAAGAACACCCCCGAAGGAATGGTGATGATAATCTATGCACTGTTTATAGGTGGTGGGCTCTGGTTTACTATCGCTGCATTCATGAACATCGTGCAGCACTCGTAGCCCTGTGGTATAATAGAATCACCAACCAAGGAGGCCCACATGGCAACAACAGCAAATGCCAACCGAGCCGCCCACAAGAAGTGCGCGGGAAGCGGATACCCTGTAGCCTTGTTCCTTCTACGGCTGGGTCACACCAAAAACCCTTGCGGCCACTGCGGCCGGAAAGTAAGGATTCTCAAGAACGGCCGGATGGCGTCTCATCGGGCGTAGCTACCCAAACGAAAGACATAAGGGAGAAACCAAAATGACCAAGACCCAGACCAGCCAGAAGCCCTACGTCAGTCAAACCGGCAGCAAGTACCATGTGCTCAACAGCCGGGGCAAAGTTGCGGCGACGTTCACCAGCATCTCACTTTCGGCGTGAATAATGGCGACTAGAACTTCAAAGCTCAAGGCAATCATCCCGGGAAACTGGGGTTACCAGAAGGTTGAGATATACTTTGGCCAGGTGCGGGTGACTAGCTGTCAGCAGTGGGTGATGGCCGGTGAACTGATGCAGCACATAGAAGGTGGATCGGTGTGGGAGTTTAGGTATCGTGAGGGAGATGTGCTGCGCGGATATCCTGTAAAGCATCACCGGTGATGGTATAATACATACACCAACCAAGGAGGCCCACAGTGGCTATCAGAACTTTCAATTGTCGCTTTAACTCACTGACCACACATACAAAAAAGACGTTCCACGTCCATGTGAAGTGGTGGGCATTTGACGATGATCGGCTCAATGCCCGGGGACCGGCGAGGCTGAATGAGGCCAACGTTGAGGTCCGGGCAGGAGATGCCGCGAAAGCCAGGGCACTGGTTGTCCGTGAGTGGAACGGTGTATCATCGTTCATCGGCCAGGCCGAAGAGGTGGCAGTATGAAGTACTACTGCCCAACTTGCGGATATGCAACAATTCACAGACTGTGGCATCGGTGCCCAGCTTGTGGTTCTAGTCATCAACCGAAGGAGGTGGCAAGTGAAGCTATTCCTGTGGAAGCTTAGTCAAGACGTCAACAATGATTACGACACGTACAGCGATGCTGTTGTGGTGTCGAGCAACCCAGTCGCAGCTAAGAGGATCCATCCGAGCGTCGATAGCCAGACAGGTGAGATGATGTTCCGGTGGGTCGAGGGAGAAGGTTGGCGCTGGACCCATGACGGAGAGCGCTATAGCAATGGCTGCTGGGCTGACCCGAAGGACATTCAGGTCACATGTGTCGGTGAGGCAGCTGACTGGTTAGGTGAGGGTGCAGTGGTTTGTCGGTCCTTTCATGCTGGGTGACGTGCAATTCTCACATCCCCGTGGTATAATATAGAAGTAATCAAGGAGATTCCATGAACTTCACCGCTCGCGAAAACAGCCTCCTCTCCAACACCGACGTCCTGGGTTACATCCAGGCGAAGAACGCCGAGCGCGACGCGCAGGCGAAGGCCGAGGGCTGGGAGTTCTGGACACTGATGCCTGAAGGTAATCTGTTCGTGGCGGAGTTCGCCAACGTCTATGAGCTGGAGATGCGCTACGCTCGCGGCACCTACAGCGACGTGTACAAGGAGTGGTGCGGCATCCGCCCGTCCATCCCGCAGGGTCTGACCCTGACTCAGCTGGAGGCAGAGATCGAGCAGCTGTCCGAGATGGCAGCTGAGTCCCACAAGGCGGACCTTGAGTGGCAGGCCGAGATGGACCGCCAGGATCGTGAGGCTATCGCGATGGGTCTGGCTGAGCCGACCGAGGAGACAGAGTTGGAGCAGTGGGAAATCTATGAGGCGAAAGCCGAAGCGGAGGGATACTAAGATGGAGGAATCTATGCATCGTATTTATGTTGCCTGGGAGGGAGGTTACTTTGTTACCTCTCTTAACAACTCGAACTTTCATGCCGACCTTCAAGAGATGGTTGCAGATCTAGGACCACCTACTACGGTGGAGTTTCGGCATACGGACGAAGGTTGGTATGTAGAACCAGAGGAAGAGGAGAAGTCGTGACCAAGTATCAAGTACACTATGAGAAGGCAACCTGCAAAGGTATCAAGCGTGGCATACGCACAGTCAAGGCTCGCAATGAGGCTGAGGCTAAGCTGAAGGTGGCCTCTGTGGTTGATGGAAGCTTTGGTCACTGGGTTAACCGGCTCGCAAACGAGGCGCTATAAATAATGAAAAGAACTAGACGCGATACGGTCAGGAGACTCTACAGGGAAGCGATCCTTGAGTACTTCGGGGAGTCAGACCACCTAAGGGAGGCAGTAAAGAGAGATGTGCACTGCGCTAACAAGGCTCCAGGGGAGTGGGTAGGTGCTCACGGTGTCCTAGAGATCTACTGTGAGGGAGGGATCCCGAATGCTTCAGATATAATCGAGCCAGGCTGGTACGGCCTCGAAGGCCCTACACACTATAACAGCGACACCTGGGCCAAGGTAGATGACTGGGTGAATCTGGGACTAGCTGCTCTCGGCAAGACAGATCGTGTCCACCACGAGCCCTGGAACAGTGCAGTGATCGGGGTCTACTGGTCCTAACATCCTAGACCCAGGGACCCAGGGCCCTTCTACAGGGCCTTCATACAGGGCCCTATTTCTGTGCATCTAGCTCGGATAGGGGCCTAGGGCCCCCCTCAAAAAAGGGCTAAAAAGAGCCCTATAGAGCCCCAGGGGGTAGGGGCCCCCCAGGGCCCCCGGCAGGCTCAGTGGGCCCTCTGGGGCCTCCTGGAGGGGGCTAAGGCTCTTAACCGATCACGACAAATTTCCAAAAACTTCTAGTCAGCTTCCTGGTTTCCTGTGCTGAAGTCTCTTGGTTCGTACAGCTCTATAGTTTCAGACACGTGGTTATTACTGGTCATTGCACCAGCAGCACCCATCTTGATTAGAACATAGATGGTAAACATTGCTCCTGCTAGGGCCCACGCCATTGCAACTACCAAGGGATGTTCATCACTATGATTCATCGTACGGCAATAAGTATTACTCCCAGAAGAAAGAAGCTAAAATCTGGGCTGGAATCAAAAAGGAAAAGCTCATTTTTTGTCAAAAATTTCCGGAGAAAATTTAAAAACCATTCCATATGTATAAAGGATCATCATCAGGAGACAAAGGGATGAGAGTTACTCGCAAGCAGTTAAGAAAAATAATCCGGGAAGAATCCTTCAGGGCACTTAGGGAGCAAACAGCACCTGAGCCCCCAGAGCCAGGAGAGGAAGATGAAGAAGATGAAGAGAGAGACTATGGAGACAGCCGAGCCGGACGACCAGACCCGAAAGCTGTCCCCTGGAGGAAAATTACTGAAGAGATGGCTGGACAGGGCGGTAAGCTCGTTGCCATGGACAAGGGTTCCGGTCTTGGACAGGTTTACTTTTTTGGTGTTGGAGATCACCCCCCGAAAGGGTGGCCAGTCAAAATGCTCATGCGAGTAAAGAATGAAAAAGGACAAAGTGCCAAGGAGCTTGGAATAGAGATACGAAGGGTCGGAAGTGCTGTAAGTGGAAATAAGAATGTGAAGCTCGGTCGAGCAAGCACAGACTTTGAGATGGTTTCAGATGCTGAGCTTATCTTTGTTGCTTACAATGCAAATGCAGACTTCTAAGGTTAAAAATGAAAATTACACGTAGACAGCTAAGAATGCTTATTGAAAAAGTTCTAAGAGAGCAGACCGCCTCTGTCTCACCTTCACAGGCCCAAATCGAAAAGAACCTTGAGAAGTTGGCGAAGGGCCCTCCCGTGCTCACCCATCTGGGGACGGATCCCGGAAAAGAGAGCGTTTTCGACAAAGTCTCAGATGATGAATTTCCCAAGCAGATGGCCGGGGTATTGGCACTTGAAATGATAAAGTCTACCAGAAAGACAAAGAGAGCTGCACGGAAAGCAGGTGTTGATAGGGTGGCTGATTTCTATGATGGAATAGAGCTACTAAGGACCGATGATTCTCGAGGGCAAGGGGTAACAGAGCTTGTGTACACTGTCGACTTAGGGGACCAGACTCTCAAGGACGCATGGGTAGATAGTTACAATAAGTTCAATTCAAGTGCCCTGGATAGAATAATGCGTAATCATGACAAGACAGGTCAATATTCTGTCGGAAGCTTTGGGAACGCTGATGGGACTGCTATCCAGATCGGAATCATTGACAGCCAGACAAAGTAAGTCAATTTAACTCATAAGTTTTAATACCATTAGAATACATATAATAGTCATTGATCAGGAGACAGAGAGATGAAAATCACAAGAAGCCGGCTAAGAAAGATTATACTTGAAACAGTAGTTAATGAAGGTGATTCAGGTGCCGGAAGAGGTAAGATTCTGAATGCCATAGAAGATGTATATGGAGTCGATCAGCAAGAGGCCCAGCAGATATGGGCTACTGTACCGGAAGATAGGGCTGCGCAAGCAGTCCAGCTTGCATCGTCAGACTGGGTCACAGAAGAACTAGTTGAGTCCATCATCAGAGCTCTTCAGGAGCGCGGTCATCTTCGTAGAAGCTAGGACCAGGTCAATTTAAAAATTTCTTTAAGAAATTTTGTAAACTTCCCTCAGATATAGTAGAATTTAATATTGGATCGGTCATCGGTCCAATTTTTTATGCTTATATACAAGGAGAAAAAAGCATGTCATTTACCAAGTCAAAGTCCACGAAGCGCTTCAGCTTCGATATTAGCCGCAACCTCACTGCAAAGAAGGCCGGTAGCAACACTGTTACCATTGCAACCAACCCGATCGCAGAGGGCCGATACAGTTATGGAGGTACCCAACTTACCATGACAGTGCGTGAGGCACAGGCACTTCGTAGCTTTCTCAATGAGAATCTTACCCCGGTAAGCTACGACAGCGGCGAAGGAATTGGCTAGCATCAAGACTTAGTCATCTAAAAGGCCTGGCTAGACACCAGGCCTTTTTTATTTTTAAAATCAGCATCTAAGTGATAGTTATAAATGTGACTAACGCAAATAGGAGAAAAAATGCGTAAACTTAAGATTAATGAGCTAAGACAGCTAATCAAAGAGGAGGCCGACACCGACGAAGAGGGTGAGGAGGGCAGCGAGGCTGTTGATGAGCAACATCAACCCAGAGCTGGCAAGTTTAAGACACCAGCTGAGTACATCGCCAGCGGTCACGAGGACACCTTTCTTGAAGTCACCGGACGCCTCATGGGATACAAGAAGCTCTGGGAAGGTACATGGGGCACCAAGGGAGTCGAAGAAATGGCTAAGCAGCAGGCGAGATTCTCCGGTGGCGAACTTAGCTACCATGAGCTGGATGTAGGTGGCCTGAGATTCTGGCTCACCATAGGAACGGTCCTATCAGATTACCACGACGGCAGCGTCGGCGCTAACGTCATCGAGGAGCTTGAGTCTGACGGGATCATCGACGGTAGTTTCAGGAGAGTGAGCAGCAACATGGGAATTAGCCTCGTAGCCCTAAACGGTTGGGCTAACAGGGAAGGGATCTAGGACCTTTAAGGCACCAATCAATGAAGATCACGCGGGGACAGCTTAGGCACATACTCCAGGAGGAGATGACACGGGCATTGCGTGAAGACGGTCACACCGATATCCCCTCAGCACAAAGGGCCATGATGACCTCGATGGAGGACGCGACAGACATTTTAAACGCGTTAGCCCATGCTGATGGCGGTCACCACCTGCCCTCCTGGTGGATGAAGAAGGTGCACTTAGCCGCGGATTACCTTAATGTGACTCGCGATTATCTCGTCACTAAGCCTCATACGGGACAACAAATTTCTGAAGAGGAGGGTTCCGGTGGATGCGACTGTGGTTGCGGTAACTGCGGCTAGATCCGGCAGCGCAGGTAAGGTCACCCTGCGTAAGCGGGACCTGATTGAATTAATTAAATGCGATGTTGTCGATCTCACCGAGGGTGCCTTCCGGGTCGTGCTTGACTCTGACGACGGCGGCACTCTCATTAACGTCATGCTCGAGGATCACGCCAACACGCATGAGATCATGAAAGAGCTGTATCTGGCCTATCCTGGTCAGCGCCTGGTAATCACCAAGGTCCCACTTGGGTGGTTAAAGGTGTTTATGCCATTAAATAGCCACAGAGACTGATTTTGAGCGTGTAGTTTCAATTCTCGATCATATTTATTACATGAGGGGTATCGCCGTGAGAATCACATTGCAAGAGCTACGTCAAATAATCTCTGCGGAGATCAGTGGGCTAAGTGAGGATATGAGGACACCCGAATTCATGAGTATGACGCAGGGTGCGAGACTCGGGGGATCGGAGGAATCCGAAGTGGAGCAAGAGGTCTCTCTTGCGACGCTCGGAGAAAGAGTTCTATTGGGTCTTTTTGGCATTAGGGGATCTCTTGAGACAGTATTATCTGAGATTGAGGATATGGCTAACCACCACGAATCACAGTCTCGGGGTCTAGAGATGCAATTTGCTGATAGTCATGCGGAACTAGCCATGGTTTTATCAAATCTTGAGCAAGCAATTGATAGGATGAAGTGAGGGGAATGATATGGAAAGAATAAAAAAAATTTTTCGAAACCTGAATTCAAAAATGGAGTGGCGAGGTATCACACCCAACGATATTATGATGTCAATTTTTTCTCTGGGAGTCCTGGCTGGTTTTATTTTTTGGATTGCGATAGGCTTTTTATCCCAGACATAATATTTAATCCTATATCACTAACACACGGGAGATGTAACAGTGAAAAACTTAACCAAAAAAGGTCTTCAAAAATTGATTCTTCAAGAGGCCAAGAAACTTAATAGTAAAAAAAGAGCCCTCAACGAATCGGTCTTGATTGATAATAGCAGGGGAAGTAGAAAAAATCTTAGAACAATGATTCTCAGAGAGGCCAAAAAGATGGGTATCGTTGATGCACCCAAAGAAAACTGGCCCAGGCCTGGTGACAAAGTATCAGATATTGCAAATAAGGCTGAGTTCTCTAAGATGAAGGTTGACAAGGAAGCAGCGAAGCTCGTTTCTCACAGCTGTGCCAATCACGTCCTGATGGAATCACCTGGTGATCAGAAGACTCACGGTATTTCAGAAAAACACTCCCTTGGAACCTGTGTCTGGCACTCACTCAACGAATCAGGTCACGTCTCCCATTACGATGTTCGATTTGGTGATAAGGTTGTCAAGAACATCCCGGCTAGCAGACTAATCGTAATATCTGAAAGAAGCCATCAACATGAAACCCGTTCAAAAAGAAAGTCTAAGAAAAGCTAAATTTCAGAAAACTATAGGAAAAAAAATGAAAATTTCAATGAATCAACTTAAGAGCATCATCAGAGAGGAATCATCTCGAATGAGAGAGCAGCACCAACCCAGGTCAGGAGGAGGAAAAACCGCGGCTGAGTACATCTCCGGAGGACATGAGGGCGTATTTATGGAGGTAATGGGAGCTCTCGCTGCATGTGATAAAATATGGGATTGGGTCGAAGGGCAGGTAAGCAACTATGCAAGAATTAATCAGGGTCCAGTGTCTACTAGCAGCGGTACAGATTATCATGACATTTTAGTTGTTGGGGCAGTCTGCAGTGATTACTTTGACGGTAGTTCAGGTGCAAAAACTTTTGAGGAGCTTGAAGCGGACAATAAGATTGACGGCTCCTGGAGAAAAGCAGCAGCTAGCGATGGGTTTAGCCTGATGTGGGCCAACGGAATTAAACAGAAGAATTGTTAAATAAATAGTTTGATTATTTTTTAAACTTTTCTTGTAAATCGTATCACATAGTGGTATAATAAAAGAGTTCTAAATAAGTAGAGCTCTTTTTCTTTTAATAAAAAAGGATTTAAATATGCTTAATGCAAAATCAATCGTTCTCCTCTCCCTTCTTCCTCTCACCCTCGTTGCATGTGAAGGCGACTATGACGAAAGTATTTCTTTTCCAGAAGATGCCCTTTCTGATACGAGCTCTTTTGAAACAGATGACGATGTTGTTTTCGATACTTCTCCAAGCACCCCGGATCATCCGTTTGGTCGATCTCCGATCATGACAGAAGATTTTGATAAATTTGGGGTCTGTTATTCTGAGGCACAGAGTGATCAGGCAGATTTTTTCAATAGCGGTACACCCTGTATTGACGGGATGGTGGCGTTGATTAGTGGCCGAGGCTGTCCCGAGGTTGTCTATGAGGATAACGAGGATGGCACACACAGTATTTACTGCACCACTGAGCCGACATGCGATGTGGTCCACAGTGATGGTTATCTTGCTATTCCAAATAGCCTTGACTGGAGTGATTTTGGAAATCGGAGCCAGATGATGTGTCAAGATAATAATGTTACTCTTGTTTATTTTTCAAACAAGTCTAGTGTTATTGATCAATAGATCTTAAAAATTATTTTTTAAGCCCGCAATTTGCGGGCTTTTTTATTGCTCTGTATCAGCTCTGTTTGACACGAGAGTCCTGGCTTGATAATCTAATCATTATAGCACCTAAGATGCAATAGAGTTCAAGCTAGATACTACAGATAGTTATTGGTATGAGTTCTATACTCTTGCCAAACCAACCCTTTAAACTTGTTATCAGCATGGAGGGGGTCAACCCAACAGCAGATGGTTTTGCAACATTTTCATGGTTTGGGAAAAGAATGAAACTATATGAAAAAGTTGATCTTGATACCTACCCGTCTATGAAAGACTTTAAAGGGAATAGTTTTTATTTTGATATTGGGACGGTAGGGACCGTCGTTAGACTTGTAGGTCGACCAGACAAGATAAAAAAAGATCCAATCTGGTGCAAATTTGATCTATATGAAGTTCTAATTGGAGGAAAAATTATTCAGATGTTTAGACAAAACATGGAACCAATAAGTTATCATATATAGTTATATAAGCTAAGAGGCACTTAATGAAAATTACAGCGCGCGAAATTAGAAAAATGATCCTAGAAGAATCTCAAAAGCTAGAGAGAGAGAAAAGAGATCAAGACGATGAAATCCTAAGAGAAGCCTGGTTAGATCTTAGAGATCGAGGATACACAGATTCAGAAGTGATTGATGGTTTGCTTTCTAGTGCAGGCGTTATGATTGAGTCAAGATTTCTCAACGAAGAAGATGCTGCCGGAGAAAATGGAGGCGCGGGTTTCTTTTCCACTATTGCGACTGGGGCAGGAGATGTCCTTAAAGGTAAAATTTCACAGATTGTAATTGATACAATTCTATCTGCATTCCAGGTAGATCTTCGAACACCTTTTGGAAGAATGGTCAGAGCCTTAGCAATCAACGTCGGTGAAAACTTTGAGTATGCGAGGTGGAGAGAATATTTCGGAGGGGAAAGTAGTTGTGGTCTTTGGGCAGAAACAATTTCACAAGCTGTTGGAGAAACTGTGATCTTAGAGCCGATAATGTCAGCAATTTTAGTGCAGCTCGGACTTCGAGGAGCGGGAGGGGCAGCAACGCCGACGCGACCTCCCGATATTGCTGCACCAGACGCAGGTATTGGGGGAGTGCTCGCGGGAACTTTAATTAGAACCATAGAAGAGGCAATAAACGAAGCCCTTGTGGGACCCGTTTCCGATGCAATTGCTGACAGGTTGTGTAGAATTAGAGTTAGGGATCTGGTTGGAGATACTTTTGGACTAGGCTCTATAGCCCGCAGACTAACTGGGTCTGACAGGCCTGAAGGATATTACTCAGCACTATCCGGTGCAACTTGATATGGTGGTAGACAAAGCTGCTCTAAGAGAAATCATAAGATCTGTAATTTTTGAAGATCTCGGTAAGCACAAAACTAGAATGTTCAAGGGTACGGGTGCATCTCATAGCTACAATACAAAGTCCGGACCTAGCATGCTTGGAGATCTAGATCCTTTTGACGTTGAGGACGAGACACCTGACAGTCCAGTTGAAAAAATAAAAACTAGTCGAGCCTTTAAAGAAGATATAAAAAACATGTTTGAAAATAAATCTGATCAGTTCAGATCTGTCTACGACTCTAAGATAAATTACAAAGTAAGGCCTGAAAAATATAGAACCACGCGAGATGCCCAAGGTGTTTATACTGTCATGCCATACAAGTCAGACTTTATTAATTATTTTAGTTTTTCTTCTCCCGGCCAAGCAAGAAAATCTGCACAAAAAATATATGAAATTTTTACAGACTATAGGGATAGGAATGATTTTGTCGGAATGGACATGGCTAGAAAATATTTACAGCTAGGGTACAAGCTTTCAAAAAGATTTGAAAAATATCCCTCCGGAAAAAGGTCCCTAAGGAGCGAATCGGGAGATAGAGATATGTCGCTATCTGCACTAGAATTTAAAAAAAAATTAGTTAAAGTAATGAAAGACAAAGAGTATAATCCTTTTTAGATTACTGTTTTGTATTTTTATCCACGCCGCTATATTTAATAATATAGTTTCACCTGGAATGGGAGTGTATTTTGGAATTTACTGAAGACAAACTTCGAAAGCTTGTTAGAGAAGAGGCAGCCAAAAAGCTTGTCTCTGAGAAAAAAACTGAAGTAAAAAAGTTTTTAACTCTGCAGGAGCAGCGGAGTACAGCACAGGTTCGTAGTGATAATCAGCGGGGATATCTTGGAGGCTCAGTTGTGGGGGCTTTTCAAGGACAGCTTGGAATAACAAGTCGCATCTTCACTCCGGATTTTAAGGTAGAGTTTGCAGCCAACTACATGGATGGAAGAAAGGGGAGGGCTACGCGTAGCACCAACGAAGATGAGATCGATAGTGCACTACGTGATTTTCAACTTGAAGTTGAAGAACACAAGCTAGGACCCTACACACATCGTGCCTGGGAGATCTGGGTCGGAGATAACTACACATCCGAACAAAGAAACAAAGCAACTCAGGTGTACAATGATCCAAGGTGGGGTGCAGAGCTAGCAAAAATATTTGATGATAGTGATGAAACTGTGCCTATTCAGGCACCATCAGCTGGATCAGTAGCCCACACCTGGGAGGTTGCAGGAAGAGAGCTAGGCTGGACAATAGGAACCCGATCAAGACTTCAAGGATATTCGAGATCTACCACGTATCATGTTGAAAATGCAAGGGACTTTATGCAGGCAATCATAAGTAACAGCAATTTTGGTGGCTTCAATCCTAGATTAGTTGCCCTGGCCCTGGCAGAAACTGACGAGGCAGCAGAAAGGGCGCGTCGCCGAACCGATGAGGAGCCTGATGAAGCTGATCGATCTCGTCAGGTAGACATTAGCACGATCGAAGGATCAGACGTCGCTGCTGTTGTACCTCAACGGCAAAATGAGCCCCAGACAGACTATGGTGACCGACTTGATGCTTCGGCTGCCTATCTTAACGGTGCACCCCTCCAGTTCGGACTTTCAGACATTCCCCTTGAGGAAAATCCAGCAGAAATTGAGCTGGGTGGTCTCTATGATTATGGCGGGCAGTGGCAAAGCAACGTTCCAACACAAGTTTATTTTCTTATCACCCCTGGTAACCTACCCGGCCCCAGGGGTCAGAAAAAAATGCACCCAATCATTACAAAAGGAGCACTAAATACCCTTTCCCAGCAGATGGCAGAGGGATTTTATCACGGTGCTTTTTCAGGGATAGGTGCCAACGTTGGAGCGGGATCAATAGAGTCGTGGATCCAACTAATCAAATGGCTATCAGGTACAGGTAACAGATGCGGCGGAGGAGTCTTTGACGGAACAGGTGGAGGAAATCTATCAGGAAGGGTCGGATATAGGGATGGCGGAGGGGTTTATGATGCCCTAAGTTATCTTTTGGCCCAATTCAAATCAAATAGTTCAGCAACCATTGATAGCGATTTTGCCAACATGACCCTTGTCGATGCTGCACTTCAGTCAGAATACACAGATGACAGTGATGACTGGGGCGACGACGATGATGTAAATAAAAGAAGGGATTATCTTGGACGATTAACAAGGGCTTTTGTTCAGAGACCCGGGGGTAGAAGGAGAGCAAATACTGATACAGTTCTACAAAACCCTTGGGTTGTAAGACTAGCTAAAGAAAGAACAGATGAAATAGCAAGAGAGATTAACCCCAGGATAGTAAGAGAGTCAGCATCTGAAACATTTTCCAGAAAGGAAATCTCATCATTATCTTCAATTATCACCGGGGCAATACAGGAGTCATTCGGCGTTGAAAACGTGTCTAGGAGAACCGGTCGATCACAAAGAAGGGCCCCGGTGAGACCAGTTGCTGAACCCCCTGCAGCGCCACCGACCCGAAGAGGAACGGTGTTTTCAATTGGAATGTCCAATGACCCGAATTCAATTATTAAAATCCAAAGATTCTTCAATACCGCAAACACGGGTGTGTGGAGTGGCGACGATGACCGATCATTTCTTTCATATTTTGAACTTTACTACTCTGGTAGGCTTAAGCCTGGACTGAGTGGAGTACTGCAAACCGGGGGTTGGGATGCAATGGCTCAGTACCTTGCCGTAAATCAGATCGGAGGCGGATATAATAGTGGGCCTAGTGGCCTATTAAGCTTTATCACCACCCCGGGGTATTTCTCTAGTCAGCGAAGAAGAATACGAAATTTTGAAAGAGATGAGTGATAGATCGTGAAATATTTAAAAAATATTATTCTGACAGAGAGGGATCTAAGAAGTATTATCTCTGATAATATACTTTCTGAAAAAAGATTTTATTCTTACGACGGGCCCAGGCGTGCAGGATTTCAAACTTCTGGAGAAGCGGCGTGTAGTGTTGCAGGCGCAGTAGGTACCAGAATATCGAGTGACAAAGCTAGGATAAAGGCTGGTATCATACTCGGAGTCGGGGTCGATGACGATGACCCGATAGCCAAAGAAACCTTTGTATCTGATCCGATTAGAAAGAGTGAGTCAGCGGCTGCAATAGGGAGCGATTCAGAGGTAGACGCTGATAGGATGTGGAAGATGACTATTGGGTATGCTGACGGAGATGGGCCTCAGGCTAACAAACACATGCTAGCACTTTTCATCCTACCAAAACCCGATGAGATTACAATCAGGGCTGCAGAAACTGCGGAAGACGATGAGGGAGATGAGGTTGTGTTGACCCCGGCGGTAACTACTCCCGGAAGCACTTTAAGATTTATTCTAAGGTACGCAAATAGTGACGGTTCTCCCATCACCGACGACAGCGGGCACATAGCAGTTGATCCACACACGGGGGCAGTGACTGACAACGATGATAAGTGGTTTAAATCTGTTGTTCCAATAGCTTTTGAGTGGATGGCACGGTATGTTAATAATGTTGAACTGTGTGATGAAAGGACCCGGGCAAGCATTAGTCGCAGGTCTGGAAGAACTGGGGGGACTACGGGCGTTTATGCTGCAGGAGCCCTCGCGTTGTCATCGTGGTGGGACGGAGACAGGGATACAGGGCTGCCCGTAAGAGCAGCTTCAGATATTGAAGCCCCCGCCCGACGGGTTCTTGTTGTGTCCAGAATGACTAGCACTGTGAACGAAAAGCTCGAACAAAAAGCTTCAGGCCTGAGGCGCTGGAGGGTTGATGTAACAGAGAGTGGAACTCATGTCTATCTTATTCCAACGGGTACCTTCCAGAAAGACAACTCTTATGCAACATCAGCCCGTGAAGATTACAGCACCAACAAAGCAAGAGTTGGGAGTGCCGATGCGGCCATGCGTAAATTTGGATCCCACGGAAATTTTAAAACATTTTTACAAATTTTAACAAAAGTTTGTGAAGAGCTGGGGGAAAATGATCCAGGCTCGACTCTTATTGATATGTCAAGATAGAAATATCCCTAGATAAGCTTTTTGTGTAAATTTTCATATATCTTTTTTCTGCCCGGTTTTTTTGCATAAAGCTTTATAAGCTCACCCGCCCTGGCATTTGCTTGATCTTCGTGAAAACCTCCGGCATCTCTAATGTTGCCGTGCAATAAATCTTGTTCATCTTGCATCATGTGCGTCATTTCGTGGGCGATGGATCTCAGGACATCGACTGTGGCACGATTTTTTCCATAGATTCTAATTTCACCATCTCCAACCATGTAAGCAGCGGTTGTTGATATTGAGTATGGCTCTCTCTCTGAGACTATATAGACATTACAATTACCGTGAATTGGGAGTGATTCACAGCAGAATATAATAAAGTCACCTATTAACAGTGCTTTTTCTGGATCTATTTCAAGATCTTGGGAAATAAATAGTTTTCTTTTCATATTATTTTTTTCAATATTTGTGTAAACGGTTTTCTTTCCTGTGTACTATTTAATTATACAGGGACAGAGGATTAGGTCAGACCTTTTTCATTTTGAATTTAGGAGAAATGAGATGAAATTTGTAATTTATAGGTAAACATATTCAAACAGTAATTCAATAGAAAGGTGAAATATCTTTAAGCTTTTCTTTGAAACTTAAAACTAAACGTATTAGGTGAAAGAGGTGTAGATATTTCCTCCTTTAGTAACCAACACCTTAAAATAAAAAATGACAGATCAAATATTAATAAAGATAAAAATGTTGGAACAGGGAATATTGCCTGCTAGAACGGGACGGGATTTAGTAAAAATGCTAGAGTCAATCCCAAAAGATGAAAGAAGAGAATTTAAAAGAAAATTTAGAAAAGCTTGGAGAAAAATTGCCAAAAAAGATCCTGACCTTAAGTTTCCAATGGGACTAGGAAACAAAAAGCCCACCAGAGAGCAAAAGATACAAAGAGTTTCAAGAGTTTATATGAATGCCGCGAAAAAGTAAAAGAAAAAGTAAAATTAAAAAAGAAGAACCCGGGATCATCGAGCACAAGGGTTTTACTGTAGGTCAAAAAATATGGTCAAAATATCTGACTGGTAAAATTATATCAGGTGTAATTACCAGATTTATTCTTGCAGAGGGTCAAGAAGAGGCAATAGAGATAATTACCGAAGACATGGGGTATAGAACAGTCAGGCTTTCTGAGTCTAGTGAGAATAGAATTATAAAGAGAAGAAATAAAGGTTTTCAGTTGTAGTCTACGCTGTTTCTATCAAGAAAATCCCTAATATTTTCTACTCCGACACCCATTCCGACAGCTGGAAATCTTGGATCCGCCATCTGTATCATTCCTATAACTTCAAATCTAGAGTTGAGAATAAGGCTCCCAGAGCTTCCAAATATTGCAGGAGTGGTGAAGAAGCAAATGCCGCTCAAATCACATCCAGAAAAATTTCCATCGAAGTGGGGGGCAGCACCTTCTGATCGAATAGAGAGCGGGGCTGATATTGTATAGACGTCGCTTCCTATTTCCGGCATAGAGCTAGCAATTCTAATTTTTCTAAATGCTGGCATGTCTGACTTTATTAGACATAGATCATTCTCTTCGTCTATGTCAACAATCTCTGCGGACCAGATTGCTCCATAGAAGTCTGTTACCGTTAGCTCTGTTTTCATTTGAAACAACATGTTAAGCAAGTATGTATCCGGAGAGTCTGACTCTGGGTTGTCACAAAAATGACCTGCAGTTAAAATAAGGGACTCGCCTGTCTCTAGTTCAGAAAATATCATCCCGGAGGCAGAGCTACCTTCGACTACTACACTATCACAGTCCCCTGTATCAGATTCACAATCATCATATATGATAGATTTTGATATATTTAAACTAACAAAATTTTCTGTTGGGAACTTTGTTATTTTCGGGGGCGTCTTGTCTATAACAAATGACACCATCGAAACTATAAGAGATAAAAATAAACATAGAATTAAAATTCTTAGAAGTTTTTCTTTTAATCCTATGCTTTCCACGATATTTATCTCACTTTTAAAATTTTAAATTCTCTGCCATTCTCTTTTATAGTTTGTCTATCTCTATTAAATATGTATTATCATGAAATTACGAGACGAAAATTTTCTAAGAGACTATATTAGGAACATTATTAGAGAAAGAAAATATGATTCTATTTCTTGCGGAATAGTGGTCGTAAAAAAATTTGGAAACAAATGGAAGCCCCTTGCGCTGATTGTCGGCAGCAAGATAGATATTCCCAAAGGAAGGGTTGAAGATGGCGAAAATACGCTAGAGACTGCGACTAGGGAGACTTATGAAGAGTCGGGAATTTCTGATCTTAATTTTTCCTGGGGAAGGGATTTCCTTAGGGTTCAAAACATGGTTGTATATCTTGCATCAACAACGCAGGAACCTAAAATAATTCCAAACCCTGTTACCGGTCGAATGGAACATGATTTTTGGAAGTGGATGGATTGGGAGGATATGATATCAAGAAGTAGTCCCAAGATAAGGCACTCTCTTAGGTGGGCAAAAAGAAAAATTCAGCAAAATGATTTATTGACATCAGTTTTTTAATTATAATGTATTGGACAGGTGGAAATAAATATAAACATGTCGATATTCAAATCAAACCCAAGGCATGCAGATAGATCAGCATCAGACAGGTCTCGTCATAAGAAAAAGATAGCGCATGCCATAAGAGAGGGAATTCATCATATTGTATCTGATGAGTCAATTATTGGAAAAGATGGAAAGAAAAAAATCAAAATCCCAGTCAGGGGAATTAAAGAATATAGGTTTGTATTTGGGGATAACAACAGAAAAAAAGTAGGTTCGGCACCGGGAAAGGATATCTCAAGGGGACAGCGGATAGGACAGTCTGATCAGCAGCAGCAAGGGTCAGGAAACAAACCGGGAAATGAAGAGGGTGAGGAGTATTACGAAGTAGAAATAACCCTAGAAGAGTTAAGTGAATATCTTTTTGATAGCCTTAAGCTTCCCGATATTGAAAAAAAGAAATTCAAAAGCATAGTTGGAGAAAAATATAAAAGATCAGGATACAGAAAAAAAGGTATTCGTCCCAGGCTGTCGAAGAAACAAACACTTATTAATAAAATAAAGCGTAGAAAAAAAGCCTATTTTGAAAATAGTGAAGATGAGAATGAAAGATTTCCATTCCACAAAGATGATTTAAAATATCATCATATTAAAACTAAACCAAAAGAAGTAACAAGCGCTGTTATATTTTTTATGATGGATGTTTCTGGATCCATGACGCAGACAAAAAAGTTCATGGCACGATCTTTTTTCTTTCTCTTGTATCATTTCTTGAGAGCAAAATATAATAATGTTGAAATAGTTTTCATATCTCACACAACAGTTGCCAAAGAAGTTTCTGAAGATGAGTTCTTTACAAGAGGAGCTAGCGGGGGTACCAAAATATCTTCTGCTCTAGAGCTATGTCTTGACATTGTCAATAAGCGTTTTCATCCTTCCGCGTGGAATATATACACTTTTCACTGTTCAGACGGAGATAATTGGACCGATGATAATGAAAAGTGTGTTTCACTTTCTAGAACTATCAAATCACTTTCACAACTTTACTGTTTTGTTGAAATAACACCTGAAATATTTGAAAATGATGGAAATACAACCTTTGGATTTTCCCAAGAAAGTAAAATATCCAACTCATACACACCGATGAAAGATTCTAAATTTAAAATAGTAAACCTGTTTCACAGTGATGACATATGGAAAGAATTTAAAAGAATATTTGGAGGAAGCTAGATGTCTGACTGGTCAATGAAAGATTTAGAAACCTGGGATGAGAAGATTATACAGATTGCCAAGGGATATAATTTAGATTGGTTTCCAATAAACTATGAAATATCCGACTACTATGACATGATTGGTAGCATGGTATATCATGGGATGCCATCACACTACGGTCACTGGTCTTATGGAAAATCATTTGAAAGAACTCATTTAAACTATAATTTTGGGATGACTGGGTTGCCATACGAGCTTATAATCAATTCGAATCCATCGATTGCGTATCTTATGAAAGAAAATCCTCTATACCTTCAGATATTGATTATGGCTCACTGTATTGGACATTCTGATTTTTTTAAAAATAGTAGAATATTTTCACACACAAGGCCCGGGGACATTGTTACCAAGCTTAGAAGTGCAAAAAAGAGAATTCAAAAATATTCTGAAGATCCGGGTATTGGAATGGAAAAAGTAGAGAAGACTCTTGACTCTCTAAGGTCGATACAGTATCAAACGAGCAGATTTAATCTTCCTCAGCTTTCACATGTAGAGAAAAAAAGAAGAATTGTAGAAAAAATAAATAAAACTAGTTCAAAAAAAGAAAGTGCAAAACTTAGAGAGAGTCTAGATAGGATTCCAGTTGAGCCAGAAACAGATCTTTTATGGACAATTCTTGAATTTGGAAACCACATACCCGAATGGAAAAAAGATATTATAAACATAGTAAGAGAAGAATCTCTCTACTTTATACCCCAGATTAGAACAAAAATTTTAAATGAAGGGTGGGCCAGTTTTTGGCACTATAGAATATTAAATGATCTAAATCTGCCTCAAAAGTATCATATTCCATTTTTAAGAAGTCACAATCAAGTAATTAGACCCCATTTGGGTGGAATTAATCCGTATCATTTGGGATTTTATTTATTTGACAAGGTAGAGAAAAGAGACGGAATAGAGGAATGTTTTCTAATTAGAGAAATACATGATGATGCCTCTGCAATTAGGTTCCTATTGGAACAAGAAGATTGTGAAAATTTAAACCTATTCTCCTATTCAAAGAAAAAAAAGCTAACTTCAATAGACGATGTCTCTGATGACGTGGGGTGGAGAAACATTAAGAATGATCTAGTAATGACAACAGGGGTTAACTCTATCCCTGTAATCGGAGTTGATGAAATTTTATCTGATGGTACTTTAATTTTATTACACGACCATGACGGAAGAGATTTAGAGTTAAATTATGCCGAAGAGGTTGTCGAGCATATTAGATATTTATGGGATAGAGATGTTAAGCTGTTTACGATTATCGAAGAAGAAACGTGGGAAATCTAATGCAAAGGGTTTATATTTCCATAATTCAAAGTAAAATCTCATATAGAGGATCAGATGCCTGATAAGAACAAATTTTTAAAAATCATAGAAGATCAAAGAAAAGGAAAAAAGAAAGAAAAGTTTTCTGGTAATTTCCTAGAGTATCTTAATATTATAAAGGAAAATCCTGAGACAACTCAGACGGCTCATCAGAGACTCTACAGGAAGATTGAAAGCTTTGGTGTGAGTGAGATAGATCGATCTGACCCTAGATTCCAGGGGGTTTTTTGCGGAGAAAAAGTTAAAACATATGAATATTTCAAAGATGAATTTTTTGGAATGGAAAATGTAATTTCAAAAATAATGAGATTTCTTAGGTCTGCTGCACACAGAGGTGAAGAGAGCAGGCAGGTTCTTCTCCTTCTTGGCCCAGTTGGTGCAGGTAAATCAGCGCTGACAGAGCATGTAAAAAAATCGCTCGAAGGGGAGAGGTTTTATCATTTATCAGGAGATCCCCAGAAAGGGGAGCCCCTCCAGTTGATCCCTAGAAACCTAAGGGAAAAATTTGAAGAAATTCTAGGTGTAAAAATAGAGGGAGATATCAGTCCCGTTGCCAGATTTAAGCTCCTCGAAGAGTTCAAGGGAAAATATGAGAATTTTCCTGTTGTAGAATCAAGCTTTTCCCAGAGAGCTCGTAGAGGGATAGCTGTTGTTCCTCCCATGGATCCAAATAGTCAGGACACCAGCGTTCTAATAGGGTCGGAAGATATATCTAAATTAGACTTATATCCAGAAGACGATCCCAGAACGCTATCTCTCAATGGAGCTTTTAACGTCGGAAATAGGGGAATCGTAGAGTTTGTTGAAATTTTTAAAAATGAAATAGAGTTTTTACATACCATTATTACGGCAACACAGGAAAAAAGAGTACCTAGCCCGGGAAAAAATGCTATGATTCACTTCGACGGTGTGATACTTTCTCACTGTAATGAAGCTGAGTGGAATAAGTTTCAAAGTGAACATACTAATGAGGCAATCTTAGATAGGATTGTTATGATTAGAGTTCCATACGTTCTTGAGCTAGATCAAGAAATTAAAATATATGAAAAGATGATATCTCGATCAGACTTTTCGGCACACATTGCTCCTCATACCCTTAGAGTTGCCTCAATGTTTTCTGTTGCCTCTAGGCTCAGGGAGTCTCAAAAGTGCGATATTTTAACAAAAATGAAAATCTATAACGGAGAAGATGTTATAGAAAAGGGAAGAGTCAAAAGCATAGACATTACAGATCTAAGAGAGGAATCCCACGATGAAGGAATGAGCGGAATATCTACAAGATTTATAATGAAATCCCTAGATAATGCCCTATCCGATTCAGAAAAAGGAATGGTTACACCTATTTCGGTAGTCGACGCCCTTGTCAAGCAAGTGAAAGAACAGGTAGTCTCAGAAGAAGAAAGAACAAGATTGCTAGAAATTCTACAAAAAACAATTAGAGAAGAGTATCTTAAAATCCTAGAAAATGAAATCGCAAAAGCGTTTGTCACCGCTTACGAAGAGCAGGCACAATCACTTTTTGATTCTTATCTCGATAATGCTGAAGCATACACTACTAGAAAAAATCTAAAAGATCGCGTTACAAAAGAAGAAAGAGATCCAGATGAGCATTTCATGAGAGCAATTGAAGAACAGATTGGAATATCGGGATCTTCTCGCGATGGATTTAGATCAGATGTCACAGCATATATGTTTGCTAAAATGAGAAGAGGTGAAAAAGTAGAGTATAAAACTTATACCCCTCTCAAAGAAGCGATTGAATCTTATTTAATATCTTCAGTAAAAGATATAGCTAGAATTGTTACAAAGAGTAAATCAAGGGACGATGATCAAAAGAAGAAATATAGTGAAATGATCCAGACCCTCATAGATGAATATGGTTACAATAAAGATTCTGCAGAGGAAATTTTAACTTATGCAGCTAACAATCTCTGGAGAGATTCATAAGTTTAATTTAAAATGAATGTAAATATTTTAAATAGAGAGGAAATAAAAAGCTCTATAATAAAAAATAGTAAAAGTCTAATTGACATAGGGAAAGAAGAGACTCTTATCGGATTTAGTTCTTTTAAGCCCATTATTACACAGAACGGAATTCAATCTGCTATTTTTACCAGATCAGGGGATAGGATTTTTGATAAAATAATAAAGCCTACTATTATTATAGATTGTATTGATGCAGAGCTTTCTGTCCCTGGGTCTGGAGATATATCTTTAGATATAACTTCAAGATTAATTTATAACCTCTACGGAAAAATAGGAACAGGAATAGATTTTAAAGACTATTCAAAAATTTCAAATAATTTTCTATCTTTTTGCATAGAGGCAATAAGAGATATAGGTTATCATCCTACAAAAAAAGACTTACAAAAGCTAATAAATCAAGAAAACAAAGATCCCTTTATTAGAAGCGTGATCAAAAGTTGTATCGATTTATCAGGCGCCAGACGAGAGATAACATGCAGAGTTTCTAATTCTTTTGAAACAATGATAAAAGTTGAAGAAGGTTATAAGTTTCCTATAAAACCCTATCAGGGATTTGTTTCCGAAAAATGGAAAAAGAACAATGTCGCAGTCATTACAATAGACGGGGCAGTTGTAGAAATATCAGAGATACATCACGTCCTAGAAAAATGTAGTGAAAAAGAAATACCTGCAATTATTTTTTGTAGAAATTTTTCTCCTGATGTTTTAAATACCCTTTATGTAAATAAAAGACGAGGAACTCTTGATATTATTCCAGTTGAAATATCAATAGAAGACGAGACGCTTAATATGCTAAAAGACATATGCGTTGTTTCTGGTTCGAGATTGATTAGCTCCGACATGGGAGATCTAATATCTTCTTCAGTTAGGAAAGGATTGATATATGTCGACTCAGTAGAGATGACTGAGGATTATGTTAAGATATTTAATAGAAAAACTGAAAAAGACTCTCGTGAGCATCTGAGGTTTTTAAAAAATAAAAGAAGTAAAGCTGATCCGCAGGTCCAGCCCTATATCGATGATAGAATAAAATCCATGACTTGTGAGTCAGTTTCGATTTCTATCGGACAAGATCAATTAAATCGAAATAAAGTTACTGTGGAAAAAATTGATAGCTTCTTAAGATCTTTAAAAACTTTTTTTAGAACCGGATGTGTTGATACAGTAGAGTTTGAAAAAGTCCTATTAAAAAGAAAAAAAATATCAGAAAATATAGAAAAAATTCTAATTGATTCAATTATAAATGCTATCAAATCCTCTAATAAAAAAATTATTTCTGTTGGTTCGGTTGTAAAGGCGTTGAAAATCTCTATGTCAACAGCTAATTCTATTTTTTCTACTTCAGTTATTCTGGCTGATGATAGTTAATAAATATTTTACTTGTACATCTATTGTGAGTAATTTTATCTTACGGAGGAAATAATGATCAAAAATCCAGAAATGGCAATAAATAGCGCAGTTTCTAATATTGTTGATTTTATAAAACAAAATGTAAAGAATAACCTGCATGAAGGCCTTAACCAAGGTCTATTTCAAGTTGAAAATGAGGATGAACTAAGAAAGATCTCTGATTTAGTCTCCACATCTATTGACCAAGGTTTTGTTAGAGCTCATGGTGAATTAAAATCGACTCTAAGCCAGATATTAAATTAAAAAATGAGAGGATCGAAACATTTAATACAGTGTCACTGTATTTTACCGCAATACAAAAATAGAAAAGATCCTATTTTTCATAAATTTGTAGTGTTTTCTATCCTAGATGATAATGATGAAGTGATTCATAAAATTTGTCAATGCAACAATTGTGGTGTTCTTCACAATGTTATAGATCTTTGCAAGTCAGAGATTGTAAGGGGCGCTGAAGACTCAGCAGCCATTGTCACAATTGATGATATTAAATTTAGTCTACCCAAAGATATCTCTTCTGTCTTAGAGTCTCACAAGTCCGATCTTCCAACCTGGGAGCATGTTAAGTTTGTCTATGACACAGAAAGATGGGGAGAGATAGTCATTATATCACAAGAAGAGGTAGATGAGTTTACACAAATCAAACTTATGAAAATAATTTCAGAGAACAAGATAAATATAGAGAGCAGGACAAGGAAAAATACAATACTATGACATCAGAAATTAAAAGATACGGAAGAACCTCAGGGGAAAAACGGATTGAAAAAATAATGCAATGCAGGGAAATAGTTTCTGAAATTTTAAAATTTGGTGTAGATGAATTTCAAAAAGCCAAAATAATTCAATTGATTTCTCTTGAAATGGAAAGCAGGGATTTTATGTTAAAAATTTCAGATTCCTATAAGATTTTTGAAGAAGATGTTGAAGAAAAAAAGAGTGAAAACAAGATACTCACAGTCTAATAAAGGAGAATATTATGAGTAAGACAGATTTAGTTAACCAGTGGACAGAACTTAAAGTTCTAGTTGAAAGCCTAGAGCTTGATGTTCTTAAAAATGCAAACGGGAACAAGTCAGCAGGTGTTAGAGCAAGAAAAGGTCTTAGGCTTCTTAAGCAGAGATCTGGCGATCTTGTTAAGACTTCGTTGCTAGAAGACAAGAGCTAATATATAAACATGGGCCCGAAACGGCTTCGACGGGGTAGGAGAGAAGAAGAGTGCAGGTGGTCGCACGAGACAGCGGACCTTAAGCGTGGTTTCAAAACTTTAATTGCCAATAACAATTATCACTTCGAATCTGTCCGCCTAGCGGCTTAATCGGTGGGGTTTCTTAAGACCTTATTACCCAATTTAAGATAACAGGTAGAGATCCTGCGAAATAAAAAAATCACAATGGTTCCCTGGTACAAACTTACATCACTTAGAGATAGGTGGATACCTTTTG